ATCTATTACCCCATAGGAGAAAGGACTGGCTTGGTGAGTATTAAAAGCATGAAAGGACTAGTACAATCACTAGTCCCTTCGTGCTTAAACCCCTTTTTTCTATCTTAACCGTCAGTAGGTTATTCTTTACTTTTAGTATTAAGATCAAATGGAGTATACATTTTATAATAGTTAACTAATGTTGGAACTTGTTGCATATTAAACAGAGAACGTAATGGTGTAACTTTAATAGCAGATGTAAGTAATCTATCTCTACCTGCATTAGCACCGCTTTGATATAATCTTTCTTCTTCATCTCTAAATGGAAATGCTAATGTATTATAAGCAAATGTACCCATATCAGTTAATGCTTTAACAGAAGCAAAAGGTGATTTAAGCATTTTCTGACTAGCACCTAACCAACCAAAAGGAGTAAGTTCTAAACTATCACTATACAATCTAAATGCTTGATAAATACCTAACCATGCAAGATAGTTTTCATCTTCATCTTCGTCATCTTTAAGTCTTACTAAAGCAGCAACTGCAAGTATTGACGTAAGTATTACACCCATTTGTACATTTACCTTTCTAATATTAGCTTTTTCTAATTCAGTAAGTGTATTGTAATAATATCTTACATTACCAATAAACTTAACATAATCATGCAATATATTAAACATTGCAGATAATATGGTAGTATCTTTATTATTAAATGGATTATTACGTTTAATAGGATCACCTACAAATTTAACCCATGCAACATATACAGGTGAATTATAAACACGTTTAAATTCATCAAATTCTGTCTTACCAAAACTAGCACCCCATGCTCTATTCCAGTTCTCACGAAGCCATTTACGAAATTGCATAGCCATATTACCCCAAACTCCCCATGTAGTTTGTATCATGTTAGCACCAATTTTATCATATACACCAAACATCATTTGATTAACACGTTTAATCTTTATTTTGAAATCATCATATTCTTTATTAATGGCATCAGATTCTTCTTTAAATTTAGCTCTGCCATTGATAAGAACCATTGAGTCTTTAACTGTTGGAAATGTTTCAAATTCAGCTTTTAATTTAGTATCTTCATTCTTATTTTCAGCAATGTATTTATCCATTATTTCATTATAATTCTCTTTACCTTGATTACGTCTTAACCATTCACCTAAGTAATCAATATATGTATCAGACTTAGGTTGATGTTTAATAATATACTCCTTTTTAAATTGAGCAAGATTAGCTTTTTGTGCTTCACTCATAAGTGGATAAATCATTCTTTCTTTAGACTCTCCTTTATATTCATAGAAAGACTTAATTTTTCCATTTACAATCCTATGAGATGTATGCATAGCAAGTGCCATTGTATTTTGTACTATATGTTCTGTACTATTCATAAAGAAATACATCACACTACTACTAGCACCAAGTATTCTATCTAAAGTATTTTTAGTAGCTGATGATACAACACTTCCTTTCTCATCATATACGTCCATTATATCTAATTTCTTCATAATTGCACCATCTAATGTTGTATTAGTATCAACCTTAGAATTTGCAATCATGTCAACAATTGAATGTGCATATGATGCTTTAGCTAATCTCCAATCTTTAAATTCAATATGAGTTCTAGCAGCAGCTTCTTGTAATATAAATTGTTCTGACACTGTTAAGTTAGCAAAACCAGCTGAAAAGTTTAAACCCATATAATTAAGACTAGTCATAACCATAGCAACTTTAGCTATTGATTCTGCATTAGTACGTTCTTGAGTAATATCATAGAAATTAGTTTTAATAAATTGTCTAATTACAGTATGAATATTACTTGCATTTTCATTATCAGTAGCTGCTTGATAACTAGAGTTAAGTATTTTACCTGCATAACTTTTAATGGTCCGACCTTTCTTATTACGACGAGTAATATCAAGTTTTTCAATAGCTTCATCATAAAGTAACAATTCACGTTCAAAGTGTTTACGATACTTATAAGTAAGCCCCTCATTAATAAAAGACTTCATTAGAGTATAAGGATCATATTGTTTGTGTTCAATAGTTTCTTTTAGATTAGCATCACGTCTTGCTTGTCTATCTTTAATTATTTCAGCAAATGTAGTAAATTCTTTACCATCAAGTGCTACTATATTATGTTCTTTAAAGAATGCAATAACTCGCTTTTTATATACAAAGAAATCTTCAAACTTACCACGTATAGGAAGTTCTAAGTTTTTCTCTTTAATAAGTTCTTGCATAAAAGGTGCTCGGAGTATATGTGTAATCTGACCAGCAATTTCTACTTCATCAGTATTACTTTCTTGTGTTAAACCAAAATAATCACTTAATGATTGTTTAGTTGTTTTTTCATAATCAGGAATTATAGGTAAAAGACCTGTTTCATCAATAGTTCTACGATTAGTTCCCATTACTTCTGCAATAGTTTCAATAAGTGAATTGTAAAACTTATCATCTTTTACAGAGTCCCATCTTGCATCTTTATAATGGTCTTGTGGTAGTGCATTACCTCTTCTATCTTCTCTAAAGTTTTTATTCTTATATTCATCTTTAACTTCACTTTCATTCCAATGATATAATGGAGCATTAGTTGTAATATATGATTCATCTTTAGGTATAGATTTAGTCCATATACTTAAAGGTATAATCTTACCAGATATTGCATCAACAATATGATTTCTAGCAAACCATTCATTATATAATTTAGGATCACCATTCTTCATAGTATTTTTAATATACTCATACAATGGTGTTGTTTTTGTTTCTGATAAATCATTTAATTCTTTACGTGCATCTGTTTTAGCTTTATCTTTGTATTTATGATGCAAACGTCTAGCCTCAGGATGTGTTAAGTCTAATTTACCATAACCATAGAATTGTTTATTAGGAACAGTTGTTATGTGAGTATTGTATGTTCCATCACCATTTGCAGTAGGTCTAGGTGTACGTTTAGTCCAAATACTAATAGGTACATATTGTTGTGTAAATTCATTCCAAATATGATTATTGTTAAACCATTCACGTTGTTTATCTTTGGGTAATAATTTACTAGCTGCTTTAGCTTGCTGATAATATTCAGTAACTGTTGTCTGCATAATATCATTAAGTTCTTGTGCCGCCTTATCAATATACTTATCATTAATTGGTGTAAACTCATGCCAAATAAATGAATTAGGTGTAAAATATGTACCAGTTCTAGGAACTGATTTCATATAATATCCTCTAGGTAATGCACCCTCTCCTGTATTAGTAATCCTGTGAACTTGCATGAACCATGCTTTATCTTCATTACTAATTGTAGCATCATCAAATATTATACTACCATAATAGTAAATATTAGTTTCAAGAGCATTGTTATCAAATGTTTTTTCATAATCAAATATTGCATTAAGTACATCTTGAAAAACTCTATTATGTTGAGCAAGTTCTTTAAGTTTAGCAATGTAATTATCTCTAAACACATAAGTAGTATTTGCACTTTTAACTTTGGCATGTGCAATAGACCATTTTTCTACATATTCAGAGATAACATCTTTATAAACAATATCATCATCTACAGTTGCTATTAAACCAGTACTCGTAAATTTATGAGGTTTATTATTAGCATCATATCGAATGAATGTATCAACGGCAACACGTTCTTTATCAGTTAACGTATTATAATCCATCTTTTCATACCCACCATACTTTTTATAAACAGCTTTACCCTCTGGTGATAAATCTATTCTATTAGCTTTGACAACCTTTTGAATTTGTTCATCAGTAACAGTATTAGGGTCTAAACTTAGAGCTATTGCTTTATTACGTAGTTCTTCCTTAATGATATCATACAACATATCATTTAAAGTATCATGATATGTAGCATAATCTAATGTTGAATTAACATCAACCCATGCTTTGTAATAGTCACTATCTTTGCCATGTTTTTCAATTACAGCTCTATTTGCTTGAGCATATTCAGTAGAATGAAATATGCTTCGTGTATTAGCTTTAATCCATGCTGTTTGTTCGGTATCTTTAGGTATATCATATTTATTTCGTAATGTTTCAAGTTTTTTCATTAACTCTTTTAACGCTAGTAAATCATCATATGCTATATCTGTAGCATCATATCTACCCTCAACGTTATCAGAATATACAGAATAAATTTCATTAATCTGCATCTTTATACTCTTACTTTCCTCTAAATATTTACCTAGTTGTTCTTTACGTTCAGTATTAATTTCAGTTTCATATGCACGTTTGATACTATTAACATTATCATAGAATTCTTTTGTGTATTTAACACGTTCTGTAATTAAAGGTGTAAACCTAATATATGTTACATCTAATTCTTCAAGTTCTTTAACTCTAAGTACTTCACTTAAATCATTAGGATCATTTTGATTCCATGTAAGACCATTAACTATACCATTAACATCGTAATGATATGTTTTAATATCGCGTATTTCTTTTTTCTTGTTATCAAGTTTAGACTGTTGTAGTTTATTTGTTTTAGCAATACGTTTAAGTAAACCATCTAACTTTTGTTGATACTCTTTATCATATACTGTACGAGTAAATATCTTATCCCAAGCAGCAAGTAGTTGTGGGTCTTTTTTATCCATTACTTCTTTTCTACTTGTATTATATGCATCCATATCATACACTGTTTCAAACAATGTAAATATACTTTCATGCGTATCACCTTGATCAGCTAGTGAATTTAAATCTTTTATATCCTTAAGTAAATCATGTAATTGTTTAAGTTGATCAAGTGTTAATTTTTCACTATTTCTATGTCCATATTCATCAACAACTGTCATAATAATCTTATTAGCTTCTTTAATTCTAGTATCAATTTGGCTAATAATATTCTTATCTAAATATGAACTGAGTCCGGCATCTCTTAATAACTCATACCATTCAGGAGTATAAATAGTATCATTTTTAATAGATGTAAATTTGACTAATCGTTCGTCTCTATCGTCATTAATGATATCACGTTTACGTTGCTCTAATTCATGTAGTTTAGTTTGTACAGCAATTGGATAATCTCCTTTAGGATATGACTTTTTAAAATCTGATATTGTTTTGCTAATTGTTTCAAGTTCTGGATTAGATTCAATACCATAAAGTATTTCAAACAATTCTTTTTGTTTTGTATAAAATTCTTTATTAATACGTAATTCAGTATTATTAGCTAGGAATCGTTCTAGTGTTTCACCACCTATTTTCTTAGCTAATTTAAGTTCTTTATCAAAACTTTCAGTTGTAGGTTCAGTATGATATCTAGTATAAAACTCAGTACGAGCTTCTTGCCAAGCAGATAATACTTTAGCTAATTCTAATTCAGAATCTTCTTTAAATGCTCCAAATTCATTATACATAGATGCAGCTTTACGAATATCACTTTGATAATCCTTAAGCATATCTTTTTGCTCTTCAGTTAAATCTGTTCTATCTCTATTACCTAATGTAATAGCATTTATTTTATCGTTAATGTTTTCAATAAATATTTTAGCATTAGGATTAGCATTAAGTATTTCTTGTATTGATTCTTTAGCATCAAGATATTCATCAGTCCAACGTTGAGAAAGATTATCTCTTAGCCATTTATGATATTCTTTTTCTTTAAGTATATAATTAGGACTTTGTTTGCCACCATTATGTTGTTCTTCTTCTAATGACATTTGAAGTGCATTCTTCATACTCCATAAGTCAGTAAGAAACGTATGTTTAAATTCAGTTATAAGTCGTCCGCTATCCTTATCTATAAACGTATTAAAGAATGCTTTAGCACGATCATCTTTTTGTGCACTAAAGTCTTTCATTCCTTGTGTTGTAAATTTAGTTACAGCAAACCAATTATCAAGTGCTGATTCAAACTTTTCTAATAGTTCAACAGAATGTCTCTTTCTTTTATGCTCATTAAGTAAAAACTTCTTAATAACAAGAGCTGCTATTGTATTACCAACAGCTAATGGACTATCTAAATATAATCTAATAACACCTATATCATCATAAGCGCCATCAAATATATTAGCAAGTTCATTTTTTATAGTATTAATCATATCAGATGTAACTTCTGGATTATGACTAATACTTCTGAATTCTATATTGGCATATCTTTCAAATGCAGCATGACGAGTATTATTAAGTTTTTCAATAGCACCTTTTAAATCAGAAAGTTTTTTGATTGTATCATTTATTTGTTGTGCTACAACTCTATCTTCTTCACTCATTTCTGCTAACAAATCAGGAAGATAGGGTTCAATAAGAGATGTAAATTGATTATAACCTTCAACAAATTGTTTGATTGAAAACAGTAAAGTCATTAAATCATTATACTCTTTACCACCCTCTTGTATTTTAGCCCAATAAGCTACTACATCATCACCTGAATTATCAATCATCCTCCTAAGTTTGGTAACTTCAAATGTATTAGCAAAACCAGTTGCTGCAGCAAGTGTATGTTTAAGTCCTTGTAGTAATGTAGGTCTAGCTAAAGCAGCCAATGCAGTGATGTCTAATGTAGCATACCCTTTAGTAAGATTAGTTAGAATATGAACTGCTACATTTTCATCAGTAGCTTCATTTTCATCAGTTATGATATCACCATCTAATGCTCTAAATTTATTTAATAATGTTTTAACAAGAACTTTATGATTAATTAATGCTTCAGCTATAGCTTTTTCATAGTTAGATACTACAACTGGTTCATTAGATTGTGAAGTTAAAGGTGCTGATTGTAATGGTTTATTATCATTAGTAATAATCTTATTATAATGTTCCATCACTTTAGTGTTAACCTTACGCTTTTCTAGTACATAACCCATTAAATCTTCACGATAAAATTCTTCATTGTAAATAGGTTTGAAAGCTTGAATACTTGTACGACCATATTCACTAGGTAGCATTCTTTCAATAGGATAATACATTGTAACACCACGTCCTCTTCCATCATCAACATATAGTTGTTTATATAAACTTTCTATCATAGCAGCAGAACTACTTGTCTTACGAACACGTACTGCTTTTGGATTTGTAGCATCTATTATTTCAAGATTTACATATCTGCTATCTTGATTTCTGTTATATGGACTACGAATAGCAACTATATTTCCTTCAAAAAAGTCATTTAGATTAACATTTTTAAATGATAATTTACCTTGTATATGACTATGAATATTAAGATCAAATTCTTCTCCAAATTCTAGTAATTCTAACTTATCAAATAAGTCATGATTATTGTTCATCTGAAGTAAATTTCTAATATTATTAGATTTAATCCTAACATAAGTATTAGTTAAGTAATTAGAATAATATCCATTCTTCTTAACAATTTGATCATTACCAATGATATATGCACCGTTAATTTCTTCCATATGTTCAGACATTCTCAAAATAGGAATGAGATTGTTATTATAGAAGTTAGTTTTATATATCATTTCCATGAAATGTTCATCATTAATGATATTACTATTTTCAAAGAATAACGCTCTGATAGCAGCATCATTATAATGATTCTCTAATTCTAGTACTTGAATCTTTGATGGATCACTAAGTAATTGATACATGGTTAGTTTACCATCAATTTCATTCTGAGCATCAACTAAATACTTTTGTACATTATATAATAATTCGCTATAACCATAATTTTTAAGTATAGTGTAAGGTATAGTTTTAGAAAGATTAAAACCATAAGTTAAACCTTCTGTTAAAAATGAATATCGAATAATATCTTCAACAAGTGCTTTACCAAAATCATTAGAATTGTAAATTCTATTAACACTGTCTAGTGCTTCGTTGTTATTTGTATCAGACATATATTCTAAACGAACATAGCCATGTCTAGCTATATCTTCTGACTTATTTTTAATAGTAATCTTATTAAGTATGTTATTATTACCATTAATTTCAATTACATTAGCATAGTTTTCTTTATACCATGCAATTTTATCATCTAAATTTAAAGTAATAAATTCATCTAATGACATATTACTATCAAGATCGTTTGTTTCACCCAAACTGAGTATTCGATCTTTAATTTCTTTTTCATCAATTTCAGCTAATATAGGTAGTCTAGTTAAAATATGATTAACTAGATAATCAGTAATCTTTTCTTTAACGTCAGGTCTGTATATTTTATGTTGTTCAAAAAACTTATTAAGATATGTTTGTACTATGTTAGATTCACTAATTAATAAAGGAGAAATCATTCTATTAGCAGCAGTATATGCATAATCATAGATAGAACTAAGTATAGGATAAGCATTATTTTCGTATATGTTTTCATATATACTTACTGCTTTTCCATCAACTACATTATATAATGATAAATCATTAGATTTATAGTTAATCTTATTAGTTACATTATTATGATCAGCAATGGAAAACTCTTTCTTATCTTGACGAAGTATTTGTATTGCTTCAAATAAAGCCTTTTTAATCTTATCTAGTTGTGTCCAATTATTAAGTAAAAGAAGTTGATATTTAAGTTGTTCTTCTGTTGCAGTGTTTTCATTAAAATCTGTTAATGCACTAGTAAGTTCGCTTAATGATAAAATTGGTATTTCAGTCCAATCAAAGCCAAGTACTTTTTTAAGTACAGGAACGTTTTCTTCATCACTTAAGTATATATTTTTACCACCGGCAATAGAATGTAAGACGTTATCTATAACTTTACCTTCTTCATTACTTAGATTAGCAAATTTAGAATTATCGTTATATAATGTAATTAATTTACTTAAATACTTATTACGAATAACATAAAGTTCTTTATTCTTTTCAGAACCAGTATACGTATTACTATTAGTTTGTTTAATCTTATTAACAAGTTCTAATATGATAGGTTGATGAATAAAACTATCACCACCAATAAATGGATTATCATTAACAAATGTATTTTCATCAGCAGTATGAGTTATTCTATGACTTACACCTAATGTTGGTAATATACTATATAAGTTAAGAGTAATACCATTAAGATTATAACTCATAGGGAATTTAACAGAATCAAGTATGTTAGATACGACCTGTGCAAGATATGAACTAATTTGAGAATTAGCCATATTTCTACCATCATTAAGTAGTGTATTACCAACAAATAAGTGAGTAATAGTAACTTCTTGTGTAAAGTCATTTACTTGAACGTTAGTTTCTCCATATTTAGCAATAATATCAGATATAGGAATTGCAAGTTCACTAAATTTGTATTTCCATTTAACACCTAAGTTGTTATCTTCACTAGTAGAAAGTCTAGTATCAAGCTTAGATAGCATAGATATTAAAGATTTAAACGCTACCGCATTACCTTTAAGGCTAACTGTTTGTAATAGACTTTTAGTAGTTTTAAGTTTGCTTGTATAATTGTTAATATTAATTTCAACATTATGAAGTGTAAGTTTATTATCAATCTGTTCTTTACTTATTTGAATTTCTTCAAACACATTAGACTTACGAAGTTCATACAAATGTTCAGGATTAGATATAACTGCAATCATCGTATCAAGCATTTTGTTTTGTTTTGCTTCATACGTATTTCTATCCTCTTCTGATAATGTTTTAAATTCATTAAATGTTGGTAGAAGTTTAGCATTAATTAATGCTTGTTCTATCTCTTCATGTAGTGTATTTAATTGTTCATTTACTGTTGTAAGACCAAGCTTCTTATTTTTAGATGCTTGTACATATTCTTTAAATTCACTAGATGCTTCAATCTGTGGATTAATAATATTAATTTTATTCTTTAAATCCTTAATAAGAGCTTTATTAGGAACTTTGTTAGCACGTTCCGCATTAAGTTGTTTAAATAGTTTTCTACGAGTAAAGGCTAATTTCTTTATTTCAGGATCACCATCATATGTAATATTAGTATCTAATAACATATGAAATTCATTATACTTATCTTTTAGTGCTTCACTTATATTATTAGGTATTACATCACCATATTTATGAAACATTGAACGTTTATATGCAATCCATTGTTCGATATAAATATCAGATTGTTTTGTTGCATCATCTTCAATATATTTTAACACTTTAATTTCACCTTTACTATTAGCATATAAATTATATGCCATTAAATATTCAGTATCAATATCAAAGTCAGTACCTGAACGAGGAACAATCTCATCTGGCACATATATTTGATTAGCACCTGATTCGATAAAACCAACTACTTCAAGATAAATAGTACTATGTTTATCTTCATAAGGAATACGATACGCAATCATAGTACGTACATCCTCTGATAAATCATTAATGTCAACAAGTAATTTTCCATCTTTAACAATATATTTAGTCCAAGGTGATAAAACTACTTCTGCTTTAATTATAATTTCTCCATTACTACTTAATGTTTCTGCTTGTAATGATGATGTTCTTTCACCTCTGTCTATCGCATCTTGAATACGTTTAATAAACTTAATCTTTTTATTAGCAAGCTTACTTCCTTTAACATACTTTCGTGAATCATTCATAAAAGCATTAGATACAAGTACAGCATGTGGTCCTGGATGTACTTGTCTAATAATTCTATTAGTAATAACAGATTCTAATATAGAAAGTATCTTCTTTCTATGAATATTACCTGATAATGGAACATTAGTTCTACCATTTTCACCAATTTGTAATCCATAAAGTATGTTATTATCTAAACCTTGTTTTACAGCTTGTGTAAGTATGTAAGTAGTAAGTTCAGTTAATGAAATCATTTCATCTGAATACACATAATTAAGTTCACCATTTATTGTTTCTAATTTGCCACCAAATTCAACAATCATTTGATTAACAGATTCTCTAATTTGTGAACTAAACAGTTTTCCAAATTTAGCAAACAGTTCGGTACCAGTAATTTTTTTACCATTTAAAGTATATATTGCTTTAGGTGATATATTATCCCAAATAATCTTCATTATTTGTACACCAAGTTTGTTGTTACTATCTAATTCAATACTATGAATAGATTGCTGTATGCCAAGGTATTTATAATGAGATTCTTGAATTCTACTTTTAATGTGATTAAGTTCATCAGTAGTAAATTTCTTAAGTTGATTCTTTTTATCAAAGATATTAACACTTTGACCAGATTGTATTTTATTACCACTTTGAAACTGTACTTCATCAATACCATGTCGCATCATAAATTCATGCAAATCAGTAAGCTGATCACTAGGTTCATAACCTGGTATAAGAATGTACTTTGAGTCTTTTACAAGTCTACTTTTAAATGTATTATTAGTAGCATTATGAACTCTATGATAATAAAATTCTTTTTGTGATTCAATAAGTAAACTATGATCTGTACTATTTATTGGTTGTCCATTATCAATCTTATCAAATAATGCTTTATATTTGCCAATAAGCCCAAAAGCTTTCATTCTATTCTTAAACTCATTATATGTGATGATACTAATACCATCAGATAATGTCATCTTTTTATAAGCTTTAATTTCAGAATATACAAATGCTTCAGCACTAGTTAATGTATTAAAATTAACTTTACCAATAAGATGTTTTGCATTAAACGTATCATCTTTAGTAATAACTTTACGTTTAATAAGATCTTCATAAACAGTATCTATCTTATTATTAAGAAGTATATCTTCTATCTCTAAATCATTTACAATAAGTGTTTTCCAACCAGTCCGGACTTGTCCATTTACAACAATAGATGGATTAGCACGTTGTACAAATTTAGTAGATGCGCTAGAGCGTTTGAGATAATCTAAGTAAGTATAACCTGTATTATCATTTTTACTAGTATTAAATTCACTTAATGTACCTTCCCACCAAAGTCCTTGTTCAACATTAGATATATAATCATTCAATAAGAATGTAGCAATTTTAGCTTCAAAATTATCTTCTGTAAATATATTAACGTTAGCTTTTGATTTAACAGTAAGTAAATTATCTTTAATTTTATTAAATTCAGCTAGACCAAGTTGCACTGTTTCATGCATAACTTGTGCAATAAAAGTATTAATTCTTTTAATCTCAATAGAAGTGAAATCAGATGTATATACCTTATTCCAATCTGATAATGCTAATATCTCATCTTGTATGAATGTACCATCAGCAAGACGTAAGTTTTTCATTTTAAATACTCGACCTGTTGGCTTACCATATTTGTCTAATATAATAGGATTGCCATTCTTATCTTTATCTTTAAAGTGATAACCTTCGTCAAGTATACTTAAATCTAATGTTTCTTTAATCTTTAATTTACCATTTTCATAAACAAGACCTTGAGCATTAGTTTCAAACATTAATGCTAATGCTTGATTAATCTCATCAACATCTTGTTTATAAACATTTAAAAAAGCTTTAAATATCCTAGTACCAAAGATAGTATGTGCATCTTCTTTAACTTTATCAGATTTAACAAAATCAATAACAGCAGTAGGTAGATCAGTAATAGCATTATAAATCTTATAAGTCCAAGTACTATCTGAGTTACAACGCATAGTATATAAACCTAGACCTGTAAACTGCATTCTAGGATTATTGAAAAATGATAGTATATCACTTTGCATTCTAGCATTATCATCAAATGTATCGTACTCATCAACTTTATTATTGATAGTATCTTTAACACCTTTGTATAGTACTATATCAAAATTATTAACAAAATCTTCATTATATTGTAATTTGTTATCTTTAAATACAGGAATACGTTTACCTTTATCATCTAAACTATATTTAAGCATACCAGATACTATATTACTACGATTAGGTTCATGCCATAGCCAATTAGAATGTTGAAGTTGAGGAATACGTGCAAGTTTAAGTAGTGCAGATACACGAGTCTCAGGGTTTTTAAGTTCTTTTATTCTATCAGATATAAAATTAGGATTAAAAGATGATTGTTCTATTTCATTATTAGCATTAACACTAGATGTGTCAGCTTCATCCATTCTGAATAATTTAATAGCTAAGGCAAGTTGTTTTAAATCGTTATATGATTCAAAATTATTGTCACCTTTGTAGTTTACTATGAACTGCTGTAACTTCCCCATAGGAAGTAGAAGAGAACCTTTGAGTCCATTAGGTGAACCATCTTTATATGTTACATATTCTAGTTCAGCAGCACTAATATCAATACCAATGTTATTAAGATGTTTAGCTAGTTTAGCATAAAATTTGTTAATAGCTGTTATACTTGTACCGAATACACCACTATTAATAATTTGTACTAAACTATCGTATTCATTAAGAAATGCTTGTACTTTATGTTTTTCTTTGTTCTTTTCAGTACTATTGGTATAATCAATTACTTTGCCAATAAATTCTTTAACCCACCTATCAGTAACATTAAATTCAACAATAGTTGACCTATTACTAATAACAGAATTATGTATGATAACATTATTATTAGATTGCACAAGATCAAGTATAGCAATAGGATGTTGTTGCGCAAACTGACTATACCATGTTTCTAGTAATTCCTCATTTAAACTACCATCATCATTAAGTTTAGGTTTAAGTTTTAGATATATATTATAAAGAGCTTTTGCTTTAGGTTTGTTAATTGATGACATAATACGTAAACGTTCCAACATCTGTTCTTTAGTTGTAGCGTCTGCCATAAGTTTAAGCATCATACTAGCATAATCCATCCATTGTAAACTATCAGGCATACCTAACCAAGTAGTTTTATCAAGGTTTTCTTTTTCAAACTTGTTATCAATATTTGTATCTGTATCTTTAACTTTATATTTAACAATTTTATATGATGTGTTAAATAAGTCTTTTATTTCACTAGCAATAGTAGTTTTCTTATCAACACTAAATTGATAATTAGCATCCCAACTTTTCTTAAGCATACCCTCTTCATCTTTGGCATCATTAAGATCAGTTATCTTATATCCATGATATCTATTTAAATGAGCTTTAAAGCTAATCCATAGTGGACTATCTTTTTCTTTCAATGCATTTTCAAGTGTTATAAAGTTCTTCATATAATCACTATGTTCACCATATTCATCAAATATAGCATTATATAGTGCATCAAGCATTTGAGTCTTAACATCGTTAACACCCTCTTCTACATCAATAAGCTTAATATTAACTTTATTAATAATACGAACAAAAGTATTAGCTAATACTCTAAAAGTATATTGTTGTGCTTCAATATTAGGAAATATATTATGAACATATAAATTTTGATTAGTATTTACAATATTCTGTCTAACATTAAATAAAGGTACAGTAACCAATTCTCCAGTAGCTGACAATCCTTGTATTGTAACACCATCTTCTGTTTCTACTAAATGTAGTTCACTATCTTCTGCTATTTCAGGTCTTTCATCAAAATCAAATTCAGGTTGAATAAAAGTAGTAGGTGTAGTATTTTCAATAGCATCAGTAGGATTTGCTATAGCTTTAATATAATCAGAACGTTTAGTCAATGCTGCAATCCAACTAGCATATTGTGATGATATACCAGCATCAATAAGTTTTTTAGTAAGTTGTTTATCGTTAAAATCAAGTGCACCACTTGCAATATCTTCTAAAAGTTTAGCAGGAATAGTGAAGTTTTCAAGATGCTTTACAGTTTCAGCTACAAGATGAATATAGAGTTCTTCTTTGCTAGTAAATGTTTGATTGTGATAATTATATATACAGCTCATTTCAATTGGTTTTAGGTGCTTATTTAGCTTTTAAATGACTTGTTTTAAGTTAGAAACCACAAATTGCAGTTAATTCTTTTGTATCAACTTTTAGTTTTATAAGTTCATCAATAGTCATACTTACAAGTGGTTCAGAAAATAGATTGTCAAATTCACTTGATCTACGCTTACTACTTGCTGGTGCAGTATTAAATAATTTGCTTATTAATTGTTCATTACGTGTAAGTGGTATAAGAGTTAATGAATCACCATCTATATATACACCTGATAGTATGTTTTCAGCTTCTATGTAACTAACAGTCAAAGGTAGTACATATATGTTCTCAACTTTGTAACCTGTTTGTTGTTCAAATAAATGTGCATATACACTAACTTGATTAGAATGACTATCGTACGAACTCAATGTTTCACCACTTGTACCTTTATATTTAGTATAATATGCTGTATCTATACTAGTTTTACTCTTCAAACTTGTTTTAATATCTATTATACTAACTTTCTTCTCTTTATTATGAACAGCTATAATATCAAATTCACCTGATATCTTAGCATTAAGATCAAATAATACTGTATTTTTAGCATACAAAGTAACATCATTTTGAGCAGCCCACTCATATAGTTCTGTAGAAATAGTTAATAAATCTTCATATGCTTCATCAGATACATCTACGTTATTTAATGGTATATATTGTTGTCCATCTAACATTTGACGTAATGCACCATCTACTTCAGTTCCTACTTTTGTAGCAATAGTCTCATTAAAATCATTTTCAACTCTAATATTTGGTATTCTATTAGTTACTCTATCGGTTTCAACATCATTAATGGTTCTACCATTATCTGTAACTTCAATTGTAACAATATTAAGTTGTGATTCTTCTAACTTATTTATAACTTCATTAGCAAATGATATTTCTTCAGTAGCTACATATGATTCTAATGTGTTAATCATCTTATCAAGAATGCTACCGTCAAAGATTCCACCAATTACATTCAAAAGTTTTTCAATAAGTACTCTAAATGTAGATTTCTCTTTACCATTATCATCATATTTTTGATTCGCTAACCATTTAGCAATATCTTGATATTCAAATATATAAGTATAAAGTTCACTTATATCTGATGTTTCAAGTCGTTCAACCCATTCTAGAACTTGTGGTGGTATAACTTCTTTTTTATCTTTTGGACGTAATTCATTTGCATTAGTTATAGTTTGTATTCTTTGTTTAATGAATTCAAATATTTCAACACTTTCTTTTTCTAATGCTGTTTGTTGTTCTATAGTTAAATTTCTTATACTACGATGTATAAGTTCATGTGGAATAACACCAGGCTTGTTATTAACTACTGTTATAAGATTAGGAATAGACGGATGATATATTGCATTTGATGTATTGATAAGATTAATAATTGAACCACCATAAGGGGTCTTACTTAGGTAGTCAATAACTGCAAATCTATTATCATCAGTGATAAGAATAAATTCTGTATCTTGAAGATGTAATGCTTCAATCATAGCAACGTCATTCTCACTTAATTTACTTTTAGCTTCTTCAAATGTATATAATACTTTTGTATCAATAGGAACAACACTTTTTAATGCAGTAGACTTCTTTGCTCTAACTTGTTTAGGTATTTTCTTTGGTTGAGTAACTTTAGGTTTAACTACACCAGATTGCTTTCTACCTTTACGTATATTATTATCAGCAGTTGATATTGCTCTATTCTGCAAATCATCAACTCTAACTTCCGCACGTAAGTTTGACCAACCAATACCACCAATATTAGAAATAGGAACTCCATTCATAACATAAGCGGCAACATCAGTCTTTACTGCTTCTGTAGCAATTAAATATTCAGTATATGTATCATAAGTCTTTTTAGTAATTGGATCAACCCAATCTGTTTTCTTAGCATGAATTGAAGAAAATGAACGTGTTTGTTGACTAATAGCATTAGCTAATGTAGCATGAAATAAATCAGGATTACTTTCAAGTTTTATACCATTTTTATAATCATATGCTCTATTAAGTGATTCTAATGTCATATCTTTGTTATCTTCTACAACATTTTTAAATAACGTTACAACATTACCAAAAACTTGTACCTTAAGACTTCTAACAATTTTAGTACTTTCACCTTCTTCATAAAGTATTTCAAAAGTAGCTTGTGACACACTATCTGATTTACCAGCTTCTTTTTGAACCTTTACTACTTGTTTAGTATTAAATATAAATTGTTTCTTAGTACCACCCTCTTGTATTATAGATGCTAATGTAGCACCCATTTGATTAGGAGTAAGAGCAGAACCTTTTACATTATTTCTAAGTTGAGTAAGTATTTCAAGTATGATACCATTAATATATTCTTCACTATTACCAAGTTCACTAATTTTACTTCTGAATACTTGCATTGGTATATCATGATTTCTACCTTGAACTCTGACATACAAAACAGGTATTTTAGATTTATTAGTATTGATAACCATGGTATCATCATCATCTGCTATATTTGATATTGTTATATCACCACTAACATCAGTAGATGTGTATGGTTTAAAATATAACTTAATATGCTTTAATCTCTCTGCTCTATCCTCTATGGGGAGTCCACGAGTTATCACATTACCTTTCTCATCTAGCATTTCATTGCCATTAATATCAGTAACAGGCACTTGTTTTAGTACAACAATAGTATCTAAAAGATTAGATTTAAGTTGAAAGCCACCATCTGTTACCATATTAGATTTAAGTACTGTACCACCATGCACATTATGTAAACTTGTAACAAAGCTTTGACTAAGCACTTGTTGTCTAATGCGTCTAGTATGTTCAATAGTACTGATAACTTGCGCTTTTTGATTAGCTAAATTCTTTTCAATAAATTCTTTTGCATTAGTATATGTATCTAAATTAGTATGTTCAGTTGTATAAGTAGAACCAAAAAACATTACTTTAGCCATATGAGTAATGGCATCAACAATTTTATTATAATCATCAATGTTAGTTCTATCTAATTCAGCATATAATGGATTATCTTTACGATTAACATTATATGTTTCTTTAAAATCAATCATTAATTGATCCCATTCATCAGTATTCAATTCAACACCTCTATAAAGTTGATATAATGCATTATAATTTCTTTCAATAGCACGATGTAAATCATTAGTATCAAACCATGTTTTACTACCTGCATTGATAATGTTCATTACAATATAAGGTATAGTAACTATCTGACCAATCTTTAGTCCGGTAGCATGGTCAAATACAGCAACAGGTACAAGATTAGAGTTATTTTTAGTAGCTTCATAAGAATATTTATCTGCTTGTCCATTTTGAATAAATCTACTCTTATATTCTTTATCAACACGAATAATTGCTTTACTACCAAAATTAGGATTATAAAGCATATGTTCAAGTAATAACCGTTGATGATCATTAAGTATTTCTTTTTGATTATCAATAAAATTAGTAACTTCTAAATAGTTATTAGCATCAAACTTATTAACAATAGATGTAAATACGCCTAATGCTATATTATAATCTTTATTAGACATTATTGTATCAACATAAAAATTCTTTGGTAGATTAGTAAGAATAAGTTCTTCTTGTTGTGTAAAATCTAATCTATTCATTACTTGTTGATATAAAGAATGTTCATCTGCTCTGTGTTGATTAACAAGTAAAATCTTAGCAGCATTCATTAATTTACGTTCATATTTTTTAAGAGTTGCCATACTAGGATCTTCATCATTAATATAATCAAATATCTGTTGTAATGTAAATGCAGTATGTTCATCATACATAGATGTAGACATTTGATTAATTAAATACATAAATGCTTGTATGGCATTAATATATTCATCACTAGTTGGACTAATACCAGTTAAATCAAATGATTGCAATGGTTTTTGATTAGCATTAACTTTAGCATTATCTATTTCATCATCAAATTGTTTATTTATAAATAATATGTTAACGTTATTAATATATTCATTATATGTTAATATAGCATCATAAATACTAGCTTTATCATCAAATTTAACTGGGTCTATTGTAAATAGTCTACGTCCAGTTATTGAATTAAATGTTAATGCAGTATCAATTAGTTTTTCACCATCTTCACTTTTAATAAATGTATTTATATCATCAGCAGATATTTGACTAATAGCAACTAAAGCAGTAATAGCATTAGCAGCAGCTGTAGCTATCTCTTGTGCTTCTTTGCTTTTAGCAAAATCTAATATAAGTTGACGACGTTCGTTAATTTCAGCTATCTCTTGTTCAAGTTGAGTTGGTGTAATTACTTCTATCTGTTCAACTACTTGTTCAGTATTAGGTTCAATATCAGGAATTGTATCAAATAAACTTAATGCATTATTAAGATTACTAGATAAACCAGGTACAACTATATTAGCATCTACTTGTTCAGTTGATATGGTTGTTTGAGTTGTAGATTTCTTTTTACGTATACGTTTAGGTTTTTCAATAACTTCTTCTTTAACAGTTTCTTCTGCTTCTACAACAACAGCTGTTTCAGGATCAACTATAACTTCTGGCTCAACAGTTATAACTTCTTCTGCTTCTTTCTTTGCACTATCAATGACAGCTTGTGCTTCTTTCTTCTTTAATTCATCAGCTTGTTCTTTAGCATGATCACGTTTACGACTTTCAACTAAATCAGTTAAATCTTTATCATTCTTATCAAATACAAGTTTATCTAAATCTTCAACTTTAGTTTTAACTATCTTACCAAGCATCAATGCTTTTTCATGTTGTTTAGCATCTTCTCTAAGAAGGTCTAATTCAACTTTCCAATTAGCAATCCATTCCTTTCTACTATCACCTTTAGTAAGATCAGTTAGACGCTCTAATGCTACATTCTTCTCAACTTCTAATTGAGTAAGATTTTTATTAATACCTTCAAGGTTTTTAACATTAACTTCATTAAGTCTGCTTTGATCAATCTTAGCAACTATAACATCAACTTCAGATTCAAGTAATTCTTTAGTAAGAAAGTCTAATGTATCTTTGGCAGATTTAAGTTTCTTATTTTGTTCTTTAGCTTCTTTAGTGTTCTTATTAATAAACGCATCGTATTCTTGTTGTGCTTCTGTAATGTAACTATCTAATATTTTAAGTCTATTAGTTTTAAGCATATGATTTTGTGCTTTCTCATCAACATTCAATGCTGTAAGTTCATCTATAATCAGTTGCTCATACATTTCTTTAGTCTTACTATAAAACTTATGATTTACATCAGAATATACACGACGAAGATTAGCAAGATATATAGCTTTAGCGTAGCCAGATAACTGATCATCAAGTTCAAAACTATATGTACGTTCAAGTTCTTCACTTAAACCATCCATTTCTTTAAGTACAGCAATAGCTAAATCAGCTTTATCCTTATACCTATTATCATTAGTGTTATCAGCAAAACCTTTGACCATAGCTTCAGTCTTGCCTTTAACTAAATCAAGTCGTTGTTGAGCAGCTTCAATTCTATTATCAATAGTAGTATCGACAACACCTGTACTTTCAAGTTCTTGTTTGTCTTTAATCAGTTGATCAAGTTCTTCTTTTGCTTTAATACCTAAATCAGTTGTATTATCAATATTCTTTAAATTTTCATAACTGTTAATAAATAGATTAGCATTACCACCCATAACAGCTTTCAACGTTACTGGTATGAATAGTCTATTAAGAAGTTCTTCTCTCTGCCATTTAGAATTAATATCATTTTTATCAGCTAATACTTCAACTTTAGCTAATTGATCATTCATCGAACTAACATCTTCTTGAAGTTCTTTTAATGTACGAGCAACAAACTCTTCTTTAAGTCTGTTTTCTTGTGTGATTCTACTAATCTTTTCAAGTACTTTACCAGGATTAGAAGGGTCATATACTTTTTGATTCTTAAGACTACCAAGAATTAGTGATTGACCTGCACCACCTAATGCTCCAAGCATACCTTCAAGTAATGCTTGACTACTAAAAATACGTTTAGTTAATCCTTTAATGTAATCAGGTTTAGGCTCTGTATTAGTATTGAATGATTCTTCATCATATGTAGCTTCTACATTCTTGCCATGCCAATTACCATTATATTCAGCAAAATTATTAATACCTGCTTCTTCAATAAATTCTTGTCCTGATTCAAGTGCTACAAGTTTTTTTAAACTCTTAGGTTTAAATATACTAAGTTTAGTTTTAGGATCAGCAAGAATACCTTCAAGTCTAGTTATGTAAGCTGGTAATGCCTCACCTTTGCGTAGTTCAAACTCAGCAGTCTTTTTAAAGAAGCCTTGACCATTAGAATGAAGTGGTGCTAAAACAGCAAGATTAGTTAAACCAATTAATGCTGTATTCCATTTAGCAGTAATAGATGCAGATTCAGCAGCAATACGTTTGGCAGTACTTTCATCTACACCTTGTTCTCTTTGTTTAGTATATACTTCTTTGTATACATTATTAGCTATTTGAGCACCCTCAATATAAGCAAGTGTAAATGAATTAGCAAGATGCGCACCACGTTGTGTACCTTGCATAAAATTAGATACTATTTTAGCTTCTGCTTGTTGTATTTGAAAATCAGTACGTGCCATATTAACACCTAATTGTCCAAAATCATCAAGTGATTGTCCTTGCTTAAAATATCTACCTGTTTGAGCAACATCATCAATAAGTCCAAGTAATGTCTTACTATTACCTAAACCTTTTGCAAGACTCGTACCAGCAAAACTAAATAGTTTACCTAAACCCCAACCCTCTAGTGCAAACGTACCAACACTTTCAGCAACTTGTCCAACATTGTTAATCCACCAAGCACTATCAGTAGGATCCCAAACTTTATTAGGATTAATACGATACACTTCACCAAATGGATTTCTAAGTCGTTCAGTTCCTTCAATTAACTCATTACTAAAATCTGTTTCTTTACCTGCAATCCATCCACCAAGCTCAGCTAAATACCCAACATCACGACCTAACCCAAGTATAGCATTAGCTACAGTATTACCAGCACCTTTTGCTAAACTTTCACCAAAACCTTGTAATTCTGCTCTTTTTCTATAGTTATCACCATCAAATGTAGGTTGAAACTTAAATTCGTTAACATCAAAATTACGCATAACACCAGGATTGAAACCCTGTGCATATGGATCAATCCTATCAGATTGAGTCGCACGAAGCTGTCTAATATCAATACCTTTAGTCGAAGGTGCAGCTTTCTTATTAGCATCTTCTCTTAACTTATTTATGTCAATTCCCATTGTTATTGTATATTAAATCAAAACTACCATATACATCACCTAAACTAAATAATGGAATATCAGCTACCCAATCTTTACCATTGAATGTTTCAACTTTATATGATGGTGGATCATTTGGCCTATCAGGATTAGCTAAATTCATAGTAACTCTAGCATTTCTAGTGCCAGGTAGATAAGCAGGTATGCCAGGTGTAACCTTAGCTTTATTTGTAATGTTCTTATAATTGATTAATCGTTCACTACTTTTATTACTAGCTAATATATTCTCTAAACCTATTACACCATCAATAATAACATAATCACCAAGTTTATCTACACCATTCTTCTCTTTACCAATAATAGGTCTACCAATGATTGATATACCCTCATGTCCAGGAATTACATCAAAATCAATACTTGATGGCGCAAGATTGCCAAGTATTTCATCTCTTTTATTTTCTGTAATTTGAGTACCAGTTTGTGGGTCATATACAGTAAGCATACCGCCTGATGATAAACCTTGTTCTACAGCATTACTAACTAATGCTTGTACGTCTTTAGTTTGTGTAGATGAACTACCAAAGAAATTAGTAGGCGAAAGAATGTTACTTTGATTAGATTGTGCTTCAAGAAATGAATTAAATTTTGCAAGTTTTGAATTATCTCTAAATGCTAATAATTTAGATTCTCGTTCTATAGCTTTTTCAGATAATGAATTTGTAGGACTAAAAACACTTCCAATTGGTAAATCACTTGAACTATATTCAGCTTGTTGAGCAGCATTAATGTTTTCAATAGCTTGATTCCTATATGATTTAACTATACTTTCTACTTCTTCATCTGTTACATTTGCATACTTTTTTGCTGCATTTTCAATCATTACTGCTGAATCATAAACTGAACGTGTAGCATCTCTTTTCATTCCAAGCAATGCAACAACAGCAGGATCACTCCATTTATGAAAACCTAATATTTCTTCAGTAGAATATTTATTCTTATTAATAAGAAAGCCAGATACAAGTTGTTTCTCATCTTCCGTTAGTGTAGTACTATTAATATCATTACGTAAATCAAGATTACTAACAGTAAAATCATGTTTAATCTTAGCTACATCATTATATGATTTTGGCAAATTAACAACGCCTTTAGCAGGAAGTTTATAACCTACAGCAAATGTTGTTACTTTTTGATCTTCTTCTGCTGCTGCTCTCTTACGTAAACCATCTTTGTAATTTTCCATATATACGTTATCTTCTACAAGCTTTCTATCTACTTTTTGACCACCTAACATACTAACAACAGTTCTGATAGGTAAGTCAATCATGTTAGCAGATGCACCTTGTCTCCAAACAGCATTTAAGTCAGTTTCATTAATATTGCCAATTGGTTTAGAATATGCCATTACAACATTATCTGTATCATTACCATTTTTATCTTTAGTTGCAACAGGACCTAATGAGTATCTAATATCACCTGGTCTAAGATCTACTTCATCTTCTCTAGGTGGTCCCATTACAGGATTGTATACATTATACCCTAGTTTAATAATATCATCTTGTGTTGGTGTATTATATGATTTAGTATCAGGATTGTAAAATTTATCATGATGATCAAGATTAACTTTAAAGTCTAAATAAGACTTAGCGTCAGGACTATTCAATATATAATTTTGAACTGCCATTTGAATAGCTTTAGGGTCTTTACCTGTATGTGTATCTTGATAAAGATAACCTTGTATTCCAGGATACTTTTTAAGTAAATCAACATAACTACTTTCAACAACTTCTTTGCCAATCTTTACCATTTCGCTAGTAAGATCTAACTCTTTAGGTGGTGTAATTGGATTAAATACACCTTTAAGAGCACCATCTGACCCAACATGTACTTGTTCGTTACCTAGTAAGTCAAGTTCATACTTTTTAACTTTATCAGCATATTCTTTACTAAATCCTCCACCAGCTACACCCTTCTTAACACCCTCATCAAGCATTTTAAGAAAGTCTTGTCTATTCGTGTAATCATTAACCACACCTTTATATAAAGGATTAGTAATAATATGTTTTTGAGCAGTTTGTTTAATAGCAAGTGGTGCGTCTTCCCAATTACCTTCTTGTATAAAACCACGCAAATCAGTATTAATACCATTTGCAATATCTTTGAGAATAGGTTGATTAATGTCAGCAGCAGGAGTATTGGCTAACATAGCATCAATCTTATCTTTACCCTCAACTGCATTCTCATATCGAGTATTAAACTCTTGAGCAGTCTTTACAAACTGATCAACTGGTAGACCTGTATATGTAGGTCTATATTTAGCAAATTGTATACCATCAAATGCACCCATGTTATTATTATTTGAATTGTTATTAAATAGTAAAGCCCTCTCGACATTACATCAAGAGGGTTCACCAAACACACCTAGATAAAGCAACCAACCATGTTTTCTAAATAAAGTCTTATCTCGTCTAAGTCTTTATTTAGTTTTAATATTACTAATATCTATTCCCATAGCTTTAAGTTCATCTGCAAGTTTACGATCAATTACTCCATATTGATTAAGAGCTTTTACAGCCATAGTCAATGTAAGACGATCTTTCTCTTTCAGATTCTGCTCTTGAAGCATAGTATAAAGATTGTCAGCAGTAGTGTTGTTAAGCGTGATTTGTGCGTTATTAAGACTTAGACGATTTTCTAGTTTCATTGCACTATCTTGATTAAGAAGTGCAGTATTTTGAACATTCATCTGATTACCCATCATTGTTTGACGATAATGAGTTTCAGCATCCGCTCTATTCTTAGCACCAAATACTTCATTGAGACGTTGCGCTCTATCAGCACCGGCACCTGCAAGAATACTTCCAGCAGTTAAAGGATTACTTACTTTACCTGCAATTGCATTCATCGTTGCAAAGTTATTGTTAATACCTGCAACTTGGTCACCCACTTGGTAATCGGGTTCTATATAGTTCATTTTATTAAGAGTAGGTCTGTGAGATGCAATCTCTTTCATACTCTCATCCATTAGTTTTTGATTCTTATAATTCATAACTGATGGTAGAATCATCGCACCAATTTGTGTAGTTTTATCTATACCACCTGCCCAATCAAAAGAATTAATATCTTCTGTTTTAACTGGAGTATCTACACTATTTGTATTTAAAGTATATGGTTCTGGTTGATAACCATATTTATCATTCATTGCTTCTGTACTATATGGCATTGTTGGCATTTCAATTGTAGCATTTAATCCTTTATTTGGATTAAACATACCAAAGTTACTTTGATTCTGTAATTGATAATCACCTAAACCATACATGCCATTAGCAGCAACTGGTATTTGCTGTTGTTGTGGTTGTTGTGCAAGTGTTTCTTGTTCTGCTTTAATACTTTCTAGTTGTTTATCATAGAATGTAATAGAACGAGTTAAACCTGCTCTTGCTTCAGGAGTCTTAGCTTTATCCATTTTAGCAAGTAATGCTTGTTTCTGATTATCAATCGCAATATATTTTTGTGCTAAACCATTACGTTTAGATATAATAAGATCATCAACTACAACTTCACCTGGTTCACCTATTGCAACAGGTTGCCCATTATTATTAAGTACTGGCACATTTTGACCCGTTTCATGGCGACCCGCAGTACTTCCAGCAGGCGTAGTTATCGTTGTGGCACCTTGAGTCATAGGGTCACCAGAAACAGGAGAGAAATCTTGTCGACCCCCCATAGGAGTGATAGGAGAGTTTAATCTGCCACCATTAGGCATAGTAGGTGTTTGATCTTTATAAATAAGATTCTTCATATTAGTATTCATAGGATCAATATTAACCCCAACTGATTGACCATCAATCCAATATTTCATTTTAGCAATACGCATAAGATCATGATCAGTTGCACCAAGTTTTCTACCTGCTTCTAATGCATCACTCATACTTTTCATACTACCAAATTTAGTAATATCATTATTGGATAAGACCATAACAGGTTTGCTATTAATCTTACCACCATTAGACATTTTAGGAGTACTCATAGTTACAGGATTAACTATTAATTTACCATTAGAATCAACTATGAATTGTTGCGGTATATCTTTAGCTTGAAGATTTTCTCCCCATGTACCAGTATCTTGTAAAAATACAGTATCATTACGTGTAATAAATCTACCTGTAGGATTACCAAATTCATCAAGTTTCGGAACTCTACTTTTAATAACTTTATACTGATTAGGTCTAACAGTACTATCACTAATTACACCACCATCAGGGTACATACTAATATTATTAGTAGGAGTATAATTTTGAAGATCATTCATACTAGCTGATCGGACTGCTTCTACATAACTAGCTTTAGCCCTAGCATCAGTAATAGCTTTTATTTCAGCTTCACGAGCATCAGCATCTTTACCTTGCATGTATGTTCCAATACCTGGTATAAGTGATGCTAGACCTTTACCTATTTTGCCTTCACTCATATACGCTATACCTGCACCAACATTTGCCATTGGGTCAAACACACCTTTAAGTGTATTACCAGCATTTGTATCAGGCATCATATCTCCAACCATTTTGCCAAGTTGAAGTCCTGCCATAATAGCACCAAAAGGAGCTGTACGAACACCATTAATTCTAGTAGGTGGATTGTATCTATTCGCCATGACTAATTACATTAGTTATATGATAGTCTTTATTATGGGTGCTATTTGTAGTAGTTTTAAGTCTGTTAGTTGTGTATTGTCAGTATATAAGCGTATAACGGCTAATTTACTACTTATTTCCGACATATCAAACCAATTTTTAACATTTTTTATTTTTGCCGTTCCTAATATACTGTAACTTGTATCATTATTAACAACAGTAAATTTAGCACCATTGTAATTCATAACTCTACCATTATACGTAACAGTATTAGAAACATCTGCATCATACACTAAATATGTGTTACCATTAATCAGTGTAGTAACTTGACCGTCATGTAATACACTTGATAATGGTTCAAATTCATTATCAAGTATATCAATATCAGTGTCTGGCATCACTAAATCTTTAAACTGATTACAATACCAATTACCATTATGACCCTCTAATGTACCAACTTGTTTACCATTAACATGAACAAGTGTTATATAACCACTACATTGAGTTTCATTATATGCCATAATTTTACTAAATGTAGTAAATAAATCAAGTTTATTACCATTATATCCTTTAGTAATCCATGTAACTGCACTAACAATATAATTATTTTGGCCATCTTTAAAATTAAATGCCATATCAATATAAGCAGGAAACGTAATTAAAGTATTATCAAGATATTGTTCAAGTGTACCTGTGAACTTAGAATATGTACCAAGGTAACCTTTACTGATATTATAAACTTTATTAGTATGTATAAGCGCATGTCCATCTACAATATAAGTTCCTTTACGTAATTGAATGTAACTAGTTGGTTTGTATGAATGTCTACTAACCCAATATTTATTATCGAATGAGTAACTAAGAGTAAATGACTTATCATAATAAGTAACAAAATCATGTGATATAGCTGTATTCTGTTTGCTATCAGTGGTTACAAAATTAGTAACAACCATATCATAATCGCTACCTTCTTGTAATGCAACAATATAAATAGTATTACCAATTATTTGTACTCTATAATTATCACTAAGCCCAGGTGTAATCATATTATATGCAATAGAATCAGCTAAACCTATTGCTTGTTCTATAGGATCAGCATAACGTATAAATGTACCTGTACCTGCAATTGGATCTTCTACTAGATTTATAGCAATAGCACCAAAAGTAATACTAATACTAACAACATTACCACTTAATATGTTAAGTTGTAAAGCACTAGGATAGTAACCAATTTCAGATATAGGTTTGTTAATTAAAGCAGCAGTTTCAGCAATACTTGAACCAGGATAAAAATCTTTATTCCGAGCAGTAATTAGAAATCTTGTACTATCAGTAATCTCATAGCCAAGTATAACACCTTTATCTTGATATATATTATCTATGCTATTAATTAATTGAGCAGTTCTAGAATCACTCCAAGTTAATGCTACACCAGCAGATGCTTCAATATAAGTACTAACATTAGCAAGTAGTATGTGATGTTCTGTATATTCTTCATTGAATGTAAGATGCTCTTTAAGATATTCATATACATCACCTTGACTAAGTGGAGTAATAGCTTCATTAAGTAAATATAACTTAGCTTGATCTCTATCAAGTATTAATACACCATGTGGTGTTGAAATCATACATTCTTGATTCTGAACCCCAATGATACCTTCATTACTATCAATGATTTCAGTAGGTTCACGATCAAATATATCACCTTTAGTTAAATATGCATCAGTATTAAGTGTTGAAAGTAAATCTTTAACAAATGCTTTATAAGTACTATTTCTCATACCTATAAATATAGCTCTACCGTGTGCAAGAAGTTTAACTATTTCACCTTTATTAAAAGGCATGACATAGTAATTTCTAGCAGGCATAACTCTCCATTTGAACTCTGTACTTTCAGTATTCATTGGAAGAGACCTATGAATAAGTGTAGGATTATTAACTACAAAGTTATTAGAATTATTCCAAATAAATGGTGAAGTAATGTTATTAATACTATTATAATCAGTATTATATAAATAACTATTACCTGCTTGCCAAATATCTTTAAATACCCCACTCCATAAATTACCTATACTATCATAAGCTAATTCAGTAAGATCAGTTTTAGGATAATACTTTTCATGTGGTTGAATACCTTCATGCCTAAAACCTACATTACTAGTAGATTCATATGGTATAGTAACAAGTACTCTAGTAAACGATCTATCAAAATCTACATCGTTTTCATCTGTACTATTGTTATAAATAAGATATGAATACTTACTAATAAATGTATCACCACCATATACTTTAAGTGTTTCTTGTATTGCTAGATCAGGGTTAATCTTAACATATTGACCAGTAGATACAACTCTCCTAGTAAGAAATCCATAATACATATCTGTTTTATATGCACAAAGATTGTACAAATATAATTTAGTAAGTGAATTTGTTACATCATCATGTAGTTTAATAATAAAACTATCTTCTGAATATAAATTATCATAAATAGTTGCGTTATTATGAGCAGGTACAAATAAAATACTATTAACTAGTATTTTTTGAGTACCCGCATAACTAGCAATACCATTGTTAACAGCATTCCAATATCCTATACTACCAAGATCAGGATCGCTAGAATCAAGTGTTTTATCAGTTGGTGTTAATTCTAATTCAATAGAAATATATCTTGGTGTTGGGTTAATTTGATTACTAAGTGCTTGAAAACCATGAAATTTAATCTCATCATCAGTACCTGAACTATACCTAATTCCTGTACCACGCATATCAATAACATCTTGATCAAGGATCGTCATGTTATCGTTATCACGTTCGTAATAGAATATTTCATAACCATCAATATAATCTAGCATATTTTCAGGTATGATAATATTATCAAGTTTAATACCTAATGCTTTAGTATTAAGTGTTCCGGCTAATGCACCAGCAGCTTTATTGATTGCTAATGTAAAATCTATATTACAATTGTATCCATCAGTTAATATTAGGTAAAATTCTCTTTCAGAAGTAACATTATATTCAATATATTCTCCTGCTTTAAGTGTTATATTATAATTATTAGCATAACTATATGTTGGAGCATTATATGGAACTTCCATATTAGCAATAGTTCGTATAACAGCACCTGATGCATTATATACTTTAACTGTAAGTGTAATTACATAATATGTTGCTTCTAAGTAATCATAATTGATAGTTTCAATATAAATGCTAAAAGCAACTGTTTGATCAAACAATGCAGTATATTTATTACCATTGGTATTAAGTGTACCTAATGTTGGAGTAATAGTTGGAGTATATATTGCGTATTGTTCATATTTAGTATTAACTCCAAGACTACTTGCTTCTGCCACTATAGTTTCAGTTTCAGCAGCAGTATTGATATTATCAACAAACTTTTGACCATATTCATTTAATGCTCTTAAACTAGGCATTCTATGATGCCTTACAGGTTGTCCTGCAAATACATTATCATTACTATCAACAGGAAACCAAGAAGGATATACTTCATTCTTATTTTCCCAAAAACCCATTTTACCACTAACTCCATCACCATTAACTGTTGAAGTATCTTCAATTTGATACTTCAATAAATCTTCATCTATTTCTAGTAATGTAGTATCAATAATTGGGTCTTTATCAGTACCTTCAGCAAGTCTACCTGGAATATGATACAATGCATATGTACCAGTCTGTTTAAGCTTAAGACCTATAAGTAATCCAATAACTTCACCTGCTCTGAATGTTTTATTAAGAAATATAGTAGTTGGATCTTTATATGAACCTTTATATCCATCTAGTGATATTTCTTGTTCTCTAACCCAATTTACAACTATATCGTTAGCATTCTGTTGAAAATCAAGAAGTGGTAGTCCTGTAACATTACCTAATAATAGTTCATTATCAAGTGTAGTTAAAGTTTTAACTTTAGTATAAATAGCATTATTAGATAATATTTCAGTTAATGTTACAGGAGTAGCATTTGTTAAACTACTAATAATAACATTAATAGGTGTACCATAACTATCAATTGGATATTTACCATAATTAAAAGCTGATACAATGCCATTAATTTTACTAATAACTGCTATATAAACATAAGCAAAATTAGTATCAAGATTGCTTATTTTACAATCAATAGCTTTATTAGTTTGAGTACCTGCAGCACATCCATCAATAAGATCAAATGTGACAACATTACTATCATCAGTAATAGAAACAGGATTATGTTTATATAACCAATTAGTTATACTTTCATCAGAATAAGCATATGCAGGAACAATATAATAAACACCAGATTTAAGTGAACCATTACCTAACACAGTATTTAAAGTAATAACAGGTTCAGTTACAATAGGGAATAGTTCAAGTAAAGTAAATTTATTAGGATCAGTAATACTAAAATCATCATTAAGTTCAAATGGTATATTATCTATATTAAGTATCTTAGGAGATTTGTTATTATCTGTATATGCGATAACAAACTCGCCTTTATGATTATATGTGCTTACACCCCCTATAGGAAATGAAGGAGAGAAGCCTAGTAATGGATCGTCAATAACTACACCTTTTCTGCTACTAACAATTTGACTATTTATACCATCACCACAAAGAAGCACATATTCATTATTACCTGCTATCCTACCAAGTTCAGGATAAGCAGTTTCAATACATAATTCATCATTGGAAAAACCAGGTTCAACATCAATCGTATCTTTAGTAACATTACGATACATATTAAGTGCATTAACCCAACTAGCTTGTCTAGTGTTAATAAGTTTACGATCGAGTATTAAACCTGATGTTTCCATAATGATTAATTAAGTGTTTAATTAGTAGTTAGTGATATAAGCATAATTAGTTCAAAAAGTTCCAAAGATGAACCAATCGTTATGTTAATTTAAGTATCAAAAATCCGGTCTGCGGTGTTGCCTCAACCACATCAACGGCTAATGTTGCACCTGTAACCGTATCGCTATAACTTACATTTGCTGACTTCTCAACGAGTGTGATTGTCTTACCTCTATACGCTGTCGGAATTGCCACTGTGTCAGCAATTACGCCCGTATAATCAAGGTACAAATAAACATCTGTACCCTCTTTTACAAAATACTGTCCGATTTTACCCGTTGCCAATTCGCTTGCAGCAAAGTAGTTTCTGAAACAATATCCCTCATAAACGGTATTTATATTCAGGTAAGCAACTATATTAAAAGCTCTTGGATATTGTTTTTTAGTTGTTTCAAGCCTGTAAGTTTCTGTTGTGCTGTTTTTTAGATTAGTTTCAACACCTTTACCTTTTAAATATCCCATTGCAAAACCAACCTGTAAAGCATCCGATGAATTTGAAAGGTATTGAATCGCTCTTTCAGGTGGGCTGTTTGCATCCTGCCAATATGGTGCGGTAATTTCAGCACGTACAGGGAATGATGTAACATCCTTAACTGTTCTAAAATCATACGAAGTTGCGCCTAATGTAATCGGCAATGCTTTAGGAATATAATGCTTCATTTTACTTAACGATCCAGACACATACAACGGGCTTGACTGTATGAATCCATAATACCCGAAATCCATTTCTTGTTTTGGCGTAAATTTATTATAAACCAAACAAGCGGCATTGTCATAATAGGTGTATTTTGTTTCTTGTGAAAACATTGTATCACCTGTATTAATTGCCGGTTGTGTCGATGATCCAACCTGTGATTGTAAATACCATATTGCACTTATCGGATTAACAACATCGTAATACTCACTAATAACCACATTATTCGCCTTGTATATACCGTTTGTTGTTAAGGTATTTGTGCCGTTTAATTTAACGGTAAGTGTTTTATTTTTGATTGCGGGTATTAGTTGACTGTTAACCTGTGTGGTAATGGTAATGGTATCTGTATGTGTAGCTCCTGAGAAATGGGTTAAATTTCCGGTGATTACCGAATAAATATACCACTTGGGATAATTTGCGTTGGCAGGATTTCCTAAAATCCACAAAGTGTTTATATCTACGATCTTAATAATCGTAAATTTACGATTATTGGTATCAGCCCATTGTGAACCGACATCTTCAACTGTTTTGCCGTGATTGTTTGATGTAACTATTCTGACATTATTTAGTCCATGCGCAGCACCTATGTAACTTGTTGTTAAAAACAACGGGGCTGCATCATCTGGATTAACGTGTATAATCGTGTCTGCCTCATAAGCAAAAGCCGTATCAGCAGCAGTTTTTGCAATTAAATGCGTTGTATATCCGGGCGAATAGGCCACATCAGAAGTTCCGACAAATAACTTTTGAACTATATCCTGGGTTGAGTTAAAGGCTGTTCTTAAATAAACATAGTTATCAGCCTTCAGCACCGTTATATTTTGCGCAAGGTTCACATTTGTTAAATTATGAACTAAATATGGACTAAGTCCATGTGTAGGATTAATCATAACATCTTATTTATAACCAATAGCAAGACCACTACTAAGTGTAATAGCTGTTATTGGATAATTAGTAAATGTGAAAATTGTACCTGCTGGATATTCAGTTGATTCAAAATTCTTAAGTGTATGAATATCATTAGTACCTGAATCAAGTTTAGTAAATACACTAGCATTAAGTAATACAATCTTTCTAAGACTAAGTCCAGTAAGTGCTGTTGTTTTGATTATTTGAAAATCAGTTCCACCTAGTATGTCATTAAGTAGTGATAATATCTGTTCCATAGTTATTTGTGTTAATTGTTAATGATTAATTGAATTGGGTATTGTAATAAGTTTCTCAAATTCAGCAATAGCACCAAGAGTAGCATTAAGTTCAGCACTTTTTTGTTGCATATATTGTTGTGCATCGTTAAGTTCTCTTTGTATTGTTTCTTTAATTGCATTTAATTCTGTTAATCTGTTAGTAATTGCTAGTTGATAATTAAACTCTGCAACTTGTTTTTCTACTGTTGGTGTTTCTGTTTTTTTCATATTGGTTTAATTAAAATGTAAAACTACTTTGGCAAGTACATTTGTACCAGCTGTTTTTGTTTGTATTGGGTGACCTATTTCTCTCCAATGGGTAAGTGCGGCAGGTACAGCAGCACTAATATCTGCTCTGCCTGCTGTATCACTAACAAAGGCTACATAACCTCTTACTGGTGCAACTGTATTTTTAAATAGAACCTCTGCTACTCCACTGACAACTATCCATGCAGCAGAACCGTTTGCTACTCCTGCTTCATAAACAATACCAATAGGCATATCTCCATCAATAGGAGTAGTATAAAATGCTTCTTCATTTGATAGGTCAGCACTGACAATAGTTCCTTTTACGGTATTACTACCTGTTCTATTAGTAAGTTTAACCATTAATCCCCCATCTGAGTTAATAGCTGTTTTTTCGTTAACACTTAAACTTGCTGTTGGATTTGTAGTTCCTATACCTACATTACCTTCTTTATTAATAACCATTCTATCCGCAAGACCACTAGTTGCTGCTCCAGATGTATAAAAATGTAATTCCCCATCAATCCAGCTATCAGAATTACCTGTTCCTAATGGTGCCTTAGCAGCTATTCCAGCCATTGTACCTTTATACGGAGTTGCTCCACTTTCAGCTTTAGAAAACAAAAGTAAAGGTGACCAACCTCCCGCAGTAGTATCATCGTTATACAAGGTAATACCCACAACAGATGGTGCTACAGTAGATGCATCAGAAACAGAATATGTTATTCCCAGATTACTTGTACTGACTACTCCTGCACCTGCACCAACATATAAAGCTGTTCCTCCATATGTAGCTCGCCAATATGACCCAATAAACAACTTACCTATTGGTGTTGTAGTCCCAATTCCAACATTACCTGCTTCTAAAATTGTTAACCTTACCTGTTCTATACCAGATGCAGTTGTACTTAATGTCAAATTACTTGAAGTGCTACCAATAGCCTGAATCCTTGCCCCAAGAGTTGACGTAATAAACCTTAATGCTCTTTCTGTTACTGTTCCTGATAATTTTGCATCAAGATCAGCAGCAGTTGCTTTTATTAATCCACCGCTAAAACCAATATCACCTGTAACATCTAATTTATAAGCAGGTAGGATATTACCAATTCCAACATTACCTGTATTACCAACAAAAAGCCTTGCTGTTAATGTAGCGATATCACCTGCAATACCTAATGGAGCAGTAAGAACCTGAAAACCACCTTGATAAAGCCAAAAATTTACACCATATCCATTTGCTCTATAGATGTAATTTCCACCATTAAAATAAATATTATCACTAAAACCAGCATTATTTATAGCATAACCTTGAATCTCGAAGTTGCCAAATTTAGCTTGTGAATTATTTGTTGAAAGCGGCATAGATAAATACTTTGCACCTGACAAAGCACCACCTAATCCTAATGATGTAGCATTTATTACTCCATTAACATCAAATAAAACACTTGGTGTTAAAGTCCCAATTCCTACCCTATGATTAACGCTATCCACAAACAGGCTATTGGTATCAACTATTAAATTATGAACTCCTAAATTAACATTAGATGTTCCTCCTGTATAGGGAATATAAGAAGATGCAAGTGCATAACCAGCTGAGGCATGATTACCCCAACCATAAGCAGTATTCCAATGTGATATATCAGTTGAACTAATACCACCGCTTGGAATACTACCTAAAGTATTTCTAATAAGTCTGCTTATTTCATATAGTTGATCAGATGTAAGCATTATTTCTTTATTAGTTTGTTGTATTGTTTCTTAATAAACATCCAAATATCTAGTAGCAATCCATCAATACCTTTACCACTAAGATAATACCATTTCTGTTTACCACCTATTGCACAACCTATATTATATATAGGAAATAGAAGTACAACCATAAATAAAACATACCACCAATTATGACTAACTTGATACACAATACCTATTACAAAAAGTCGCATAAACCAACCATAGATATGCCACCAATTAGAAACAGCTTTACTAGGTTTTACTTCATCACGACGTTTAAATGATTCTCTAAGTACAATAAGTACTCCAGCAACAATTGCCATTTGTAAAATTTTATCTGCTATTAGTTCTGTCATTATAGTATTATATTAATTAGTTTCAGTTGTTTCTACTTTAATTGATTTAACATCAGAATTTTCACTAGGTAAAGCAGGTAGTTTAGCAATAGTTTCAGATTTCTCAGCACTACCTTTACTAGAATTAATAAGGAACGAAATACCATCAGCAAATTTAGCAGAGAATTGACCGATAAGTATCAATGCAATCTCTCTATTCTCTTCTGGAAGTTTAATTTTAAATAACATTCCTATAAGTACAATCATTGCTACTACCAATACTAATATAATAAAGTATTGAAAAGCATCTTTTACATTCTTCGATGTTATATTTTTCATAATATTAGTATTTAAGCACTTTACCTTTATACACTACAGTTATACCTGCTTTATTCATATAAGATTTGGCAGCAGTTCTAAAACTAATCTCATTACTATAAGCTGTGCCAGCTTCATTAATAGCATATGCACGCATATAATATGTAGTACTTGGAGTAAGAGTATAAATAGTAAAATACATAACTCCTAAACCAGTACCTTGAGTCTGTTTGTTATTAGCTGTTGTTGGAGTAGGGGAAGTATTCCAAACTATACCTCTTTCTGATATTGTACCACCACCATCATCTATAGTTGAAGCATAAATGTTTAATGTACGTGATGCTAAATTATAAGGAGTATCAAGATTTATAATAGATAGTACTTCTGGTACAGGATCATATGTATCATCTTTAAATAGTAATTTACCCTCATACGCACCAAGAGTAGCAGTTCCAGTATGTGTTGTCCCATTAGCTTCTTTATATCTAAATTCATCTAAATCAACTATACTATCTGCTACTTTAGGGTTGTAAACTAAAATTACATTTGAACTTGTATAAGGAGTATTAAAAGAATTAGCATCAAGACTACTATGTGTTTTCCATTGAGCAAGGGTTTTGTAAGAAGTTGCTCCTACCGTAACTGTTTTAAATTTAGCAGTTGATTCTGCTGAAGGTCTACAATAATAATTACTATCAATTGCACCAAATAAAGCAACATCAGTAGTCCAAGTTGAATGATAAGTAACGTATTGTGTTGCATTAGTTGCATAAATAATATTTCTACGTACATTATTATTTCTCATAGGATCATAAGAACTGCTTGATAAATAACCTACTCCAAAATTAGTATTATATACAATATTATTATATGCTTCAATTTCATGTGAACCATGTAAATAAATACCATATTGTGCTGTTGATGTAGTATTATTGTAAACACTAATTGCAGTTGAGTTATCATCACAATATATACCCATTGTAGATGCAGTAGTAGCAGTAGTTCCAAGTATTGAAGTAGATTCAAAAGTAAAATCATTAACAGTTATATTATTGTAGATTTTCCTACCTATATATTGATTTCCACCTGTATAAATACCTGTTCCATCATCAAGATTTTTACAATAATTAGTAACATAATTAAATCTAACAATTGAATTGTTTCCACTAAATGTTATTCCATTATAGCCTATGCTATCAATTCTGTTATATTCAATCAATGTATTATTATTATAACCAGCACTTCCTTGACATGATATTGCCATTTGACCTTTATTAATAGAATGACCCATTCCAGGTAATAAAGCAATAGCATGAATATAATTATTTTTAATTGTTTGATCAGCAGCTAATCCAAGTACTCCTCTGTTCTGAATTTGAGTAATATTACAACCATCAACAGTATTATAAGTTGCACCTGACCAAAGAGTAATCCCATTATCACCGCAAAAAGAAATATCACAATCCTTTACTGTATTATAAGTTCCTGTTGAATAAACAGCTTCAACATTAGCACCTTGTAAATTAAGATTATGAATAGTAATATAACTACGAGAACTAAGTGAAACACATCTATTAATAGTTGATAACTTAACAGTATATGTATCTGGATTAGCAGCACCAAAATAAACTGATAGTTTACCACCTACATAAGCCCATTCACCAAGTACATCAAGTGTTCGAACATCATTTTCAAAGAAGAAACCCCAACCATTAGTAGGTGCATAAGAAATAGGATTAGTATAAGTAATCGTAGTTCCTGAATGACCAGTAACAGGACATTTATTAATAAGCCAATGTGCAAATCTAACCATCATTATTGCACCTGTCCAATTTATTGTAGAACTTGGAGTAGCAGCGTCAGTAATTGTAGTAGTTCCTACATGACTATCAATTGTAAGAAATGTAGTATTAGGATATCTACCATAAGCTGTATTCACTCCATTAATAGTTAATACATTAGGAGTAGATGCAGCAGAAATAATTTTACTATAAATTCCATCACCTTCATTACTCCATCCTGTAATTGTAGTAAAACCACTCACAATAGGTTTTGCACCTGAACCATACGCACTAAAAACAATACGATTAGCAAATGTTCCTGATGTTGCAGGAGTGATAGTTCCATTATATGTTTCACCTCTTTTCAAAAATGCTGTATCACCTGCCGCAAAACTGAAAGTACTAAGTTTTGCATAAGTCCATGCTTGAGCATCAGAAAGACCTGTAAGACCATCATTACCAGCAGTCTTAAAATAGTAATTAGTAGCACTTGTAAACAAGCCTACCATTACTATAATTAGTGTGAAAAGTATCTTTTTCATATTAATAAGCAATTATATTAGGTTGTAGTACACTTTGATTCGTAAATGTACTAAGATTAAAAGGGCTAGCCAATGTGTTCTGTCCTGTTATATAACTACAAAATCCAACATTTGAAGCATTAGTCCAACCTTGCCCAATATTCCATACAAGTGGAAGAGTAGTACCATGAATACTTGGAATTTGTACAGGAGAAGCATCAGATGTATTCCATACACAAACTATATGATAATACCCCGGTGGTATGGTTACAGGTGTAGGTAATGCTTTTGTAACAAGAGTTGAGGCTGTGTTCTTCCATATAGCGCCATCATCTGCTGTTTGACTTACTAATGTACCTACTCCATTGCTACCACCAGAAATAGAAAACAAAGCAATTCCATTATATTGATCTGAATTATAATTACCAGCTGTTGCCATAGTAAATTTAAATCCTGTCACTACACAACTATCCGCTGTATAACTAAGAGTATAATATCCTCTACCATCAATCATAGGATTATTAGAAGGATAACCTACTTCTAAGAGTGGTGTTAACTTTACTGTTGAACCAAATCCTTTTAGAATCCTTAATAGAGGAGTTTTTACTGCTTCGTTCTTAAAATCATATCTACTAGCTACATGACCAGGTTTTTGAAGCGTAGTATCACTGTCAAGTACAGCAACACTACCAAGATCAAGTGTATCTCCTATATTTGCTATAAAGTTATCAAGATGACCTATCTTAACTGCATTAATAGTATCAGTTTGAATTACAACTTCTTGTGTAAATCTATGTTTACCTGTATGTTTCCAGTTTTTAGAATCAGGTGTAGTTTGATTAAATGCAAGTAAAGGAGTAAGACTTGCTATAAGTATTGTAATTAAAGTTCTAGTTTTCATTGTACATTTATTATTAGGTTAGTAATTTCTGTATCATTTGCAGGAAACATAATATCCCAATGTATTCCATCTACATTAGGTCTAAAACCTCCTATTACAAAAGAATAATCTGTACCAGTTCCATCACCTTCAATTTTCATTGCATTATATAGTGATGGTTGTTTATCGATAGGTGGTGTAAAAGTACTACCTAATTCATATGTATCTACAACAGTAACAGGTAATGTTATAGTTTTAGTAAACATAGTAACTGTGGCTTGAACTCCAGTTTCAATTGTATCTATTAAGGCATTGATTGATTCAACAAGTCTAATACCAATAGGATTATTAAGTTCTGCTGTTATTTGTAGTTTATTCATTGTTATCAGTATTTAGAGGTTTATCAATTAGTTTTATAAGTCTTTCAATTTCATTACCTTTACCAATTACTCCATTAGCTTCTGCTATTTTATTGGTAAGAGCTTGTTGTAGTTGTTGCATTGTAGCTTGAATTTCTGATATATCTTTATTGATATTATCTAATTCTTGTTTAAGTTCTACATTCCTAGCTACTAACATTTCAGTATTTATCATAATTATAAGCATTACGTTAATAAACTATCATTTGTTGTCCTGTGGATGTCCTATATGTATCACCAGCTGTAAGTCCACCAATTAAAGCCGCAGCATTATCACTATATACTGGTATACTAGTTTGTTTTATTGTAGCAATAGTAAGTTTTCCTATACTATTAAGTTCCATTTGTTTAGCTAATACACCTAAATTTTTAGTCCACCATTCTAAAGATGAAGTTTCAGAACCAGCAATTACACTTGTCCATTTAGCACCAAATCTTCCTAATTCAGAAGTAACATCAGCAACTATTCTTCCAGCAATAGATATATATCCACCTAATCCAATAGCACCTGGATTAATAGAGTTTCTAGTAATTCTCAACACTTCTAAAAGAGTATCAGTAGATGCTGGTCTTAAACTAAATTGACCTGCTGTTCCAGTTACAGAACTAGCAGATATTCCAACCCCAGAATCAGATGATCCTTGTACACCTTCTCCTGATGTAGAATAACCTAATATACCTCTACCAGTTCCACTCAATCCATAAGCACCAATACCACTATCAGAAGTTCCATAAAGTGAAGGATATGAACCACCAGCACCTGTTACTGCAACGGTTAATGTGTTATTAAGTTTTAACTCACCTGAACCTGTAAGTTCTAATGCTTTAGCAATTGTACCAGCATTAACTAAATGTAATTCAAATGATGAATGTTCTGCACCAACTGTTACATCTGTCCATTTATTAATTATATATCCAGAATCTAGTATTACTCTAGGAGTATTAGCATTATGTAATTGAAATTGAAGATATTGTCCAAATCCAACAGTAGGTGTTCCTTGATTTGTTTTTGTTAGCTTAACAATTGGAGTAATATCATTTAATACTGCAGTATATGAAGCTAATTCAGCAGCCATAGTACCACCACTTGCTCTAAATGCAACACCTGAACCTGATTGTGCATATACACCATAGCCAGTATTAGAAATACCTGCTACACCTGTAACAGCACCTGTATGATTTCCCATAACGGGAATGTTAGAACCAGATATTAATATAATACTAAGATAATCAGTTGATACTCTTGGAAGAAGTCTACTACCTGAACGTTGCCAAAAAGTATCAGGGTCAGTCATAGGTACTAATTTGTTATTAGCATCTGTACCATAATATTTACTAGGTGTACCCCCACTAATATAAACGTTTGTAGCATATAAATTGCCATCAATCTTTAATGGATTAGTATATGTAGGATTAGCACCACCAATATACATATAAGGAAAACCAGGATCAACAAGTTTTTTAGTAGCATATGGGTCAGCAGTTACAACTTCAGCTACTGTAATGTTAAGGTCTAATAAATTAGGTACAGTAGTGGGATAGATATAACCAGCAGTATTAGCACCAATAGCAGTACCCAATTCAGCTACTGTAATATATTTAGCATTAGCAAATGAAGTATTATCTACAGGAATACGCAAAGACATAACAACACTCATTGCGTGTTCTAAATCTTTAATTCGTTTGCTATCTAATATATCACTCATAGTTTATTGTATTACAGGTGTAAAATTACCACGATAAAAATAATCATAATCTTTAATCAGTTCACGTTGCATATCAAACAACACTTTAAGTTCAGCTTGATTCATTGTACTAACATGATTACGAGCTTTAGCTTCATATTCTTTCCAAAGTAAACCGACGTTAGTAAATGGATTATTATCTTTAAGCGTATATATACTATGAACATAACCTCGTTGAAGCATCTTCATAACAATAAACCATTTAACTGTTTCAAAGACAAATATATCGTCAATAACTTTAGGCATTATTACGTTATAATCATCAATTGGTTCAACAGCTGGTATATGATAGTAAAATCTAGCAGTACCTGTTTCTACTCCAAATTCTACAACTGTTGTTGCTGTATCTGTATCTACTTTAGTAGCATAACGTAATGCATGATTCAAATCTTTACCACCATTATAAGCAGTATGTGGTGTTAATGGTATGTTATCAATAGTAATACCATCAAGTATTTTTATATTAAGTGGAGCAATACATTGATTATCAACAATTGCAACATCAACATATACAGGTTGAAGAGCCGGTGCGATATCCATTAATGCAAGACAATCAGCAATCCATAGTGGAGCTTTAGCAATCCAATCAGTATTATCAAAGGATATATCAAATTCTATCCTTGCAATAAGTTCTCTACCACTAATATACTGTACCATAACTTATCTGTATGTTAAAACGTAACTAGGATCTTTTTTGATAATGTTATTTAATTTGGTAGAGAAACCAAGTTTAGGGTTATTAATGATATCTTCTACATCAATGTTATAATCATCAAGTATATCACTGTTTGCTCTATTCTTTGTATTAATAAAAGCAGTAGGTTCAAACTTAAAGAATTTAATCATCTTATGCGAATACATTGATATAAACCAATTAATATAGTAGATATAAGGCTCTGTATGATACACAAACCATTTGCGACCATTAGGTTTACTCTCCTTATTATATACCTCTATACCGTCTGCAATTAACGCTTGTTTGAGTATTTTGCTTTCTTCCCAATTAATAGAACGATCAGTAGGATAACCTTCTTCATCAAACTTGCGTTCTACTTCTTCAACTCGTATGCTACCCATATTAACACTACCAATACCAAAATTAAAATTATACCCACGAAGTATAGATTTTGCCATTTCAGTGTTAATAGCAGTATTAAGGTAGTTAAAGCTATAGTAAGGCATCTTCATATTCTTATATTTAACTAGACGTTGTGTACTATAATAAAGTCTAGTTGATAAAGTAATAAGAAGTCTTACTTTAAATAGCAAGAGTTTCTGTTTAGGATGTTCATTATCAAGAGCAATACAAGTTAATATATGAGCATTATCACGTCTAACAAAAGTATTATCATCGTTAGTAAGTGATATCTTATTAACTTGTTTCAATAGTTCTGCTATATTTGTTTTAAATTCATACTTATCATGTAGCAGTTGAATCTCATTAATATTGTCATTAACAAGTTTAGTTAATGATTCATTTAAAGCAAATTCCTTATTATATAAAGAATTAACTTTATCATCGTATGAACCATATGTTACGTTTACGTTTGTCATTAGTTGTTCTCTAGATGTGTAGCTTCTATTTTATCTTTACTATCTGTAACACTTAACTCACCCTTTAGGAGTGAAAGCTTGATTTGCTGAACCATATCCTGTGTAATAGGAAATTCTTTATCACCATCAAATATATTTTGTATAACATCAGGTGTACTAGATGCTCTAGGATCAGCAGGAACTTGTTGTACTAACAATTTAGCTGTAGGTGCAACAATATTATCAGGTGGATTAGGATCATCATATAATTTAGGAATCATAAGTTCAATAGGGGCATTCCAAATACGTATCCTATCTTCATGAAAATCATATGATGGAATAAGTCCAACATTAGGCAAAAGATTTGTATACTGTCTACTACTAAAATTACGAAAAGCAAAAGGGATATTACCCTCTTCTAAGCCAACATACACAAATGGAGTATCGCTTTCATATCTAAGTGGTCTAGGTATTTTATTAACAGTTGTTAGATATGGTATAGTTAACTCTTTTTGATTAATATAGTTAGTTATCGTAAATTCAGTAATAGTATAAGAATATACAAACTCCTTATCTATACCATATTTATTAATACTACGACTAACAAACATAGCAAACTCTTGAATAACCAATTCTTTAATCCTAGCTTTTAATGCAGCATCAATTGGTCGATTAAGAGAATCTGCTATTTGAGTAACTATATGATCAAGTTTAGCCATTACTTGCTTCTTATGTCTTGTGAATTATCATTTACAGCACCTATTAGTAGATTTAATGCTTCATTATTTCTATCTAATTTATCAACTATTAATTTATGTTCTTCACGATTCTCAGCTCTATCTACTAATATAGATTTCTCTAAACTTACTTTGCTAGTCTCTAAAGCTGTAATACGACTATTGATATTACTCCAAGCTGTGCCACCACCTATTACAATAGTAGCTAGCAGACTAAGAGTTAAATATATTTGACCAAAAGTAACACCAAATTTTGTTTCTTTTTCTGGACTCATAACTGAAAGGATTTTATGAATGAGTATGTTAGTTTGTTTAAATCGAAATGTTAGTTCACTATTCCAATGAGTTATGATATGTACTAATACATATTCTCTCATGACGTTAGATTTTAGATGATTGAACTTGAGCGTTTACAGTTGGATAAAGTTGTGGTTGACTAGTTGATACAATTTCTTTTACAGCTAAAGTTACTAACTGTGGATGAATACTAGGATTCAAATCAGTTTCTATATCAACGTCACTATCAATAACAACTGGTTGTCTAGCATAAACAAGTTTAACGCTATCAATATTGTATTTATTATCGTGATATACACTAACTTTACCATCGTTTAATGTATATAAAGGAGAAACATCAGCACCTAAATAAGCATGATTTAAAAATGATTTAACATCATTAGGTTTAACAAGCCTACAAGCAATATCTTTTAGTTGAATAAGACTAACATTATCGTATTGTGGTTCACCTTGATTAGGCCCAGCTTCTGGTACATCAAACCATATTCTAGGATATCCATCTTTAGTACATACAAATTTGTATCCTACTTCAACATAATCATAATCACTACCAAAATCAACAAGATCATAATATCTACTAAAACTAGTAACTTTATATGTTTTACCTTTAATTAAAGGTTGATTAAGATTATCTAGAATTCTATATAATAATATATCAGTATCAATTAAAGCATCAAGGCTAATATGTTCAAATACATTATAATTTTTAATAGCAACAAGTTTAACTCCTGTACCTTGAGTTAAAGTAAAACTTAAAGGTCTTAGTAATACATCTTCTACTTCTGTAGGGATTGCGTGAATATCAATAACACCTGTATTTGTACATTTAAATATAGTTCCAATAGGACTGTTAACTGGTAAACCATATGCACTTAAATCATAAGTAATACCACGAAGCAGTTGATATGTGATACCAGCATATATATTTAAAACCGTATCACCAGTAATAACTTTAAATGTAGCATCTATTGATGGAAATTCAAATATATCGTTCTCAATATAGATTGGAGGATTAGATATATAATCAGCATATTCAGTATTTAAAATAGCAATATCAGAATTAAGTGTACCAACTTCTTCTACTTTATATCTAACACCACACATTATTTCTTGTGTATTATTAGTTATAACAGATTCATAAACAGGTAATGCATAATCATTATGATTACCTTGTAATGCAACTAATTCTAATTGTTTAGTAATAAGATATGGCTCAAGTATATTGTAAAAATTAGATATTTCAGTATAACTTTCATTATTTAAAACACTATGACGAGCATCTTCAGCAGTAGTATGAATAAGATCCATTATAATCTTATTGATAATATAATCTTTTTCTTGTGGTAAAAGCCTACTAAGAAGTGTAGGGTTAAACACTTTAAGTGCAAGATCAATACCTATATGTAGCTGTTTGTTTGTCATATCACAAGTATTAGTAGCCACCCAATTAAGAGTGGCTACTGATTACAAGACTAGAATTAGTATGATTGAGCAACCATGATTGCGAATATCGCATCAAGTATGGTAATGATAGCACTATCATCAGCATCAACTGCTAATTGATAAGTGTTAGTAAAGTTATCAGCTTCAATCAAGCCACCCATATTATTAGGTGATTTACATGAAAGCTCATATACAAGATAATTGATACCAGCTTCAAGACGTGTAGGAAGTGTGTACAAACTGTTATTACGTATAGTATCAACACCACCAATGCTACCATAACCAGGAGCAGCATCTTTTTCAGCTTCAATCATCTGAACTGTTGTATTTTTACCTGTGGTAAATGCTTGAAGTCCTGCAGTAAGACCACTTGCATATCCTTTAGTAACACCAACTGTACCAGCATAAACAATATCTTTATACTCAAGTTGATCAGCATTAGCAAGGATACCTGTACCTGATACGCTAAAATCTACAAGCGTTTTACCTGTAAATAATGCGCCACATGACACTGAACTTGTAGTAAGACCAGCAACGCTAGCAATACATTTTTTAGTATCAGCAGTGATTTTAGCAAGTATACGTGTAAATACAGCTGTAGCAGTATCACCAGTACGTACTTGTGTATCATAAATTTTAAGCCTTGAATTGTCATCATGACGTTTGGATTTGTCAATGATTTGAATACCGGCAGTAGAACCTACAACAAGTGTACTTGGGAAGTTAAGTCCATAAGTGGTACCTTCAGCAGCATTACTACCAAGAGCAGCAATTTTAACGGCAGAAGCAGCATATGTAGACTTAATAACTTTAAATTCACGAGGATAAAGTGTACCATGAAAGATTGGACCACCTGCAGTCCTACCCTCAAAGATATCCACTTCATTATAGGCTGTTGTAGCTGTATTGGCTAATAGAAGAGTTCCATCTTCTCCAAACAAAGCTAAAGCACCATCAGCAAGGTTATTAGTACCAGTGTTTATATCAGCACGGTTAGCAATAGTGGTTCCTGAACCTCCATCGTATCCATATGCTACACCGCTTTTAACTACGATAAGTTTTTCCATTGTTTAATTAAATTAGTTTGTTAATATTAATTTGTATTTTGCAGCATACTCAGCAACACTATTTTTATTAATGTTGTTAGCGAACCATGCTAAGTGTTCAGCTGTATCATTTCCAATAACGATTTCTGGGTTTGTCCCATCAACAATGATATTAGAATTGTCAAGTCTACGTAAAATACCATTCGTAATATACCGCTCAATTTTAGCAAGAGTAGTAAGATTAGGATGATTAAGAGTATTGATAAACTCCTGTGGTGTTTCATTCATAACAGTTTCGAGAAGTTCTTCTCTAACCATCTTTTCTTCATCTTCAGGAGTATCGTATGGAATTGACCGTTTAAGCACAGCAAGTACATCAATAACTAATTCAGGTTTCTGAATAGTTTCAAGATAAGCACGACGTGCCTTATTCTTAATTTGATGTAGTGATTCGCGTTCTTTCTTAGCAATAGCTTCATCAATCAGATAGAACTCCATTTTAGTAGAATTCTTAAGTAGTGCTTTAGTGTTAGCAACTAGACCATGATTGAGTGAGTATTGCCACAATAGAAACTGTGCGTGATCAATAGGTGTACCATATCTAAACATATGTTCAACAGGTACATTAGGTTTTCCATCTTTATCAAAACCCATTACGTAGTCAGCAAGTTCTTCGTCGGTAATAGTAACTTCAACTTCTTCTTCTGTTTCAGCTTTAGGATCTGCTTTAGCCGCTGCTTTAGCCGCTTTAACTTTCACCTTATTCATTGAAACAGCAAGTGCTGTAATATACTCTTTACGAAGAGGATCAGAGTCTTGTGCATCGAATACCATACCGATTTCCCAATCATCACTAGGAAATTTAACACGATATGATAAGCTATTCCAATAATTTGCAACAGCACTTGCAAAACTCTGATCCTGTCCTCCTGAATGACCTTGACCAAGTATAAAAGGCATTAATGCTTTCATTTCTTCTGTTTGACGAAGCATAGCATTAATAGAACTTTTACTACTACCAAGTGGACGTGTTCTTACGATTTGATTAATCACATCTGCATTCTTCTTTTCGAAGTAGTCAGATGTGTCACGCCACATGATTTGTATTTTCTTATTTCTTTGTATCATTGTAATATTGATTAAGTAAGTTAGTATTTCTTTTATGATAATCTTGTTCAGTAGCTTACGGTTCGAATGTAAGCATAAATGATGTAGTAGGGTTGGTAAAACTAATACCCTGACTGATCATTACTTCATACTTAGCCTCATCTTTAGTAGTAGATAAGAGACCATCAGGGATAGCTCCCCATGAACCTGGTAAAGGAGTAAGACCTTTAAATACACCAGTGATATATTCACGACCATCTTCAGCAACCAATGTGATGTTACGACCACCATCATTAGTACGGCTATGATCAAGACAAATCATTGTATATGATTCCCAAGGATATGAACCAAACATTTGACCGTTAGCGCGTTGTCCTTCAGCAATCAAACCATGATCGAAATAGTTACTAACTTTAATAGTTAATACTTTACCATCAATAGTGGTATACTGATTGAAATATTTACCATATGTAAGGAAACCATTTCCACCAACAACTTTTTCACCAACAGGTGTAAAATACTGATTGAGAATAGCATCATTCATAATAGCAGTATGGAAAGCTTCTGCTCCACCGCGACCGGTATAGATAACCAGTTCCATAGGAGTATCGTCAACACGATTTCCAAATACTGATTTAATGGTATTATCAAACTTGCTACGAGTAAGTGTTGAATAAGTATCGTAGTTACCTACAACTTTCAACGCTTGTTTGATACCGGCACCTTGTGGCACAACTTCATTTGATACAGGATCGATAAGGTGAATAACACCATACTGATCTCTGTTATATTCAGATTCCCACAAATCAGTTTCAAGCATTAAACGCATATCACGTTCAAACATAGCCATTTCAAAAGGCATCCACATATCAGTAGTAACAGTATTACCATTACCATCAACAGCGTCCAATTGAATGTTAACTACTTTGTTAGCAATATTACCTGTGATTTCTTTACTGTAACGTTGAAAACCAAACTGATTAGTCCACTCTCCAGGAACCATAGAGTTACTGTGTGTACCATCTGATTTGGTAGCAGATACGGATGTAGGTCCATAAGTCCAACTCTTACCTTGCAAGAAGTTGTCATTAGAAATAAATGTGGTTTCATCACCAGTCATCAAAACTGCTTCATACAACCATTCATTAGTTCCAATCTTACGACCCTCGGTTTGAATACGAACGCGGTTAAGACCATCAGGAGTACGTGCTGAATACTGTACGTGAATAAGATTGTCTTCAAATACAATGTGCATTTTAACACGACCTTGTCCAGGATTGGCACTAGCATACTGAAGACGTACAACTTTAGATGTGTGTTTGGTACGACCAAATACTTTCCATGTGTACTGGGTATCATTAAGCTTTAATGGTTTTTTACTGACAATAGCACCATTACCTTCTGTCATAGTCAGAAGTGGAAACATATCAGAATCACGACCATACAAGTATGTTAGATTCTTTTTAAGTTCAACAGGTGTAATCAGACCATTACGATACAGCAAATTAACATCAGTATGCTGACTTGCTATAAATTGAGTTGTTGATAATTCTCTCATAACGAGTTTAGATTAAGATTAAGAATTGGATTTAACAGGAAGAATTAATTTTAGTGGTCCACCTGGTGTGGCACCTGATTTTCCACCAGTGGTAGTAACAATTTTACGTACTTTCTTAACCTCTTCAAATCTAGCTTTAGCAGTTACTAATTGGCTATCATCATCTTTGAGGAATCGACGTAAGGCATTAAATAAATCAACATGAGCATTAGTAGCACGTCTCTCCATTTCAAGATCATACACGTTTTGTGTACAACGTACTTGCTTACCATCAAGTGTAAAAACTTGTTCTTTGTTAATATAGTTTTCAAAGTCAGTTATGGTTTTAACAACAATCTTACCATCACCTTCTTTTACTTTAAATGAAGTAGGTATTACAAAGTCTTCACCTTTAATTTTTAATTTCTTAGTTGTAAGAGCATTTTTAACATCAGTCCAATAAGCTAAATCATCAGCTTTTTGTTTCTCTGCTTGTTGTTTGCGAATAGTTGCTGCTTGTGCTTCTCTGTTTGCTTGAAGAGTAGCTAAATAGGTAAGTGATTGTGGAGCAAACTCTTTAAGTTTACCATCTTTCTTAAGACCATCAATATAATACTTAGCTATTTCAGGTGAATCACCTTTACTTGTACGTTCAGTTAAAACTATTTGTTCAAGTTGTTCATCAGTTAATACTGCAATATCAATAGTTTTCCAATCAGGTTGAGTAGTGAAATTCTGTGGTGTACCGCCTAATTCAATATGATCACGTAATTGTTTTAAAGCTGGTCTTGAATTCCAATATTCATCAATAATAGTTTCAGCTATAATTTCAGCTTTTGCTGTAGCAGCGTCAAGTGTTAATTGTTCTAAACCAGCTTTATCTTTTGTATAAACAACTGGTTCACCATTAACAACAGGTTTAAATTCTAATATAGTTTGAACAATTTCAAAAGGATCTTCGTCAGTAGAAGGAGGTGTGGTATCAAGTGCATCAAGTTGTGCTTTAGTTAGATGAACTTTACCATCTTTATCAAGCGCATCACCTTGTTCATTTAAATTATAAAGAACACCATCAAGATCAACTTGCTCTACTGTAACGTCAGCAGGTGGGTCAGCAGGTGGGTCAGCAGGTGGGTTAGCAGGTGGAGTACCTTTAGCAGCAAGTCTAGCCGCTTCAGCAGCCGCTTCATCAGCTACACGTTTAGCTTCAATTTGTTCAGGTGTAAGTGCAGGTGTAACTACTGGCTCAATAATGCCATTCTCACCAACAGGAAGCGTTAATTTAAGTTTCGTATCCATCATTATTAGTTATTAGTTAATCAGTTAGTATTTATCTGTTATTAACATTAAGTGTTAAAGGTAGTCATTATATTGATTTTACAAGCCTATTTGTCGTTATCTATATAAAGGTAAACCTAATATATTGTTAAATTATTCAGTTCTATTAGGCGTCATACTAGCAACTTGAACTTTACTACCAGCGTTAATCTGAGCAACTTGAATATCAGTAGCATTTTCTTCTACTTCTTTCTTCTCAGCAAGTTGTAATTGTTTCTCAATCAAATCATTCTTACGAGTAAGTTGAGCAACTTCTTGTTCTTTCATTGACTGATCAAACTGACGTTTAGCTTCCGATAAATCACTAAGAGTACGAGCAATCTCTTTAGGTGTAGTACCTGTAATAGCAATGCTAGCAACATCCCACTCACCATTTTGACCTGATGCAAAACCCATCTTACGAAACTCATTCATAATTTCTTTATCAGTTTCTGCATTACTAACAGCTATACTATGTTTATCATAATATAATTGTTCAGGATCAATATCTATCTCAATATAAGATTCAGTTTTCCTATCAAAATAAGTACCTTTTTTACCATTGATATATGCAAACTTACTAAACTCAAGATCAGCCATATGTTCTTTCTCAAGAAACTTATTAAAAACTGTAATCATGAGTATACTACCAAGTTTAGCATAAGCAAGATTATTCTGTGCGCTTGTAGCTGTTTGACCTTGAGGTGCATTACCTAATCGTTCTTGATTCATATTAGCTACATCCATCGCTTCCATTCTATTACGAGTACGTAAATTATCAAGCGTTTGAATATAATCAGCAATATTAGTACGACCAATAGCACGGAGTCCATTAGTTAACAAATTAATATCAGTAATCTTAGTATTATCATAAACAAGTGTATCATCAGCCATCATATGTTGATACTTCTGTTGTGGGGTACCAGCTTTATCGGCATTTAATACAACTTGTGGTATAATAAGTAAGTCAGGTCTAAACTTAGCAATAGCACGTTCAATAGATAAAAGTAATAATCTATCAACAATTGCATAGTCTTTTAAACGAAGTGGTATGGGATTAAGAGGTAGTCCACGAAGTAAACCTTTCTTACCATTAACTGGCATCTTTACTTTATTAGATTTCTTATCGTAACGTTGAACAGTACAAGCTTCAGGTTTAGTATATATACCTGAATGCTCACCACCAAATCGTTCACATTGATATACTTTAGGTATCCAAATACGATTAATCTCAATATCACCATTATCAGGATTTAATTCATATTTACTATCAACATGCATAGTTTGAACTCTACCCATATCATCAGCATATTTAAGTTCATATACTGGTGAAGGTGCTACAAACCATACACGCCAAAGATCCATACTTTCACTACCAATAGCAAATTGATGTTGATCATCAGTCTTATATGTAATACCATCCATATTACCACGCTCATAAAGAATGTTAACAGGTACTGTATAAACACCTGTATGAGCATTATAATTAAAAGACTTAAGATAATTGTATTCTTCTTTAGTAAGTCTATCAGCATATTGCTGTTCAAACTCTTGAAATGTTATACGTTGTTTATATACAAATCCATCCCAATCTTCACCAAATTGACTATTATTAACAAGTGGATAACAATGCACTACATCAAGTAATTCTTTATATAATTCACCATTCTGTATATATCTATAAGTATATACTTCTTGTGTCATCCACCAATCACTAAAAGCATTAATACGAAAGAAATCAAAATCATTAAACTCATTGATAAAATCAAGTACGTGTTGAGCGTTAATAACTTCATCATCAAATAATTGTTGTTTAAGTTTATCAACTTTATCTTTAATAACTTTAGGGTCAATCTGTTGTGGTGCTTGTCCTTGTTGTAGTGATTCAACAAACTTAACAAGTTCTTCTTGTAATTGTTTGAATACATCTTCAGCAACTTGTGCATCACGTCGCATTGCTACATCAGGATTTTCAACTGTCACAAAATAATTATATGGGAGTGATATATATTCTCCCATATTCTTTTCTCTAACAGGTGTAATAAAATCTACTGCACGTATAGTTCCAGGTAGATTTTTAACTTCTTCAGGTGCATTACCAAAAGGTTGCATTACTTTCTTAAAACTAGCAGTATCAATATCACCATTAGCAACTCTAATAGCATCAGCTGTAGCAGCTTTATTATTACTACTAATTGCTTTAGCTATTAACCAATCTACAGCATTGATATACCAATCCTTAGTTTGTTTAACTGCATCAGTTACTTTGTAATCTGGTTGTGTTGCCATAGCTTAATTACCATAAAGATTTAATGAACCTAAAAGTGTCTCACCTACTTCTTCAACTTCTGCTCGCATCTGTTTATAATTATATGCTTGTTTAAACATAGGATATAGTCGAGCCGCACTAATTCTATCAAAGTTACCTTTTTTATTATACTTTAACAACTCCTTTATAAAACCAATGTCTTGTATATAGTGTAATACATAAACAGGTTCACCATTCTCTCTAACACTAACTTTTGTAAATAGTAAATCTTTAAGTGCTATAATAGCATCATCTGCTTTAGGACCACCGCCTATGTTTGTACCATAAGGAATGTTATACCATGCTTCATCTTTAACTACACGCATTGGATCACGCATAAGATATTCCTTTTTACCCTCACGTTTAAAATCAGTTACTACTGTTCCACGGTCAGTTTCAGGTAGACATCGAGCATTATAATATTCAGTAAGATACATTGCTATTTTAGATCCTTCTTCAAGTGTCTCAGGCCTACCTGTGTAAGATGCAACAAGTATATTACCTATGCTATTAGCAATTGTATTAGGCAACATCCAAACTTGTATAGATACAAGTGAGTGCTTAATAGTTATTTCTTTTTCTTCAATATCTTTACCCATAGGGTCAATAAGTACAGCATAAAGATTATCAGGTATAGTACCGTCTATTTGACTGCCTATCCTAAAGGGTTGTGCAAACATACGAATACACCCCATAGGATCGTCATTCTTTTCAATTGGTACATTCTCAATAAAAGGATGTGTTTTAATACCTTCTGATTCTAGTTCAGCATTACTAAGAAATCTAAGTACGCCTTTCCTATCAACAATCATACCATCACGACACTTAATGGTATTTTTATTAACTACTAAATCTTTATAGTGTTCAGTTAAAGCTGGATGTGAGAATATATTAGTGCTACCAATAATGAAAGCTTCACTTGGACTGTTAGCACGTTGTGCACAATAGATATTCCAATCGTGTGGTGTTTTAACTGTTTTAGCTTCATTCTTTTTCTTAACATCAATATACCATGAAGTAACAAGATAGCTATTACCATGTTCATCCATGAAAGGTTCATAGTTAAGTATCTGTGGATGAAAGAAACCACATACTTGAAGTCTAGCATCTTGATCCCAAACATTCTCTAGTGGTAACATACCATTAGCACCCGGAGAATAAAATGCATTACTAAAAGCAGCCCAATCAGCATCTTTAGCACCACCTGTACCATAGATACGTAATATACCAGATAATTCATCACCTGCTTCAGTACCTGATAAAGTAACATTAAGTACTTCTTGAAGATTAGGACACTTACCTGCTTCTTCAATGTCAACTTCAACAGCATCTTTACCGATAAGAGCAGATGGATTTTGATAAAGTGATGAACTAATAACTGCACTATTCCAACCCATATTAGCATTACCACCTTTACTCTCTCTGTATCCTAAATGGATACCTTCCATTGCTTCGCTAATATAACCTCTATGCCAATATGTTTGCCTTTCATACCAGTCAAGATTAGTCTTAACCATGGTAGTAGTAGCACCTTTTTCAGTTAAATAATCAATATCATAAGCACCTAATATAACAGTAATATCAGTATTAAGATTAACAGTATTAGCAGCTTGACTACCACGTTTGTATGAATATCCTTTACGACGTGCTTTACTCTTAGCTAAATGATAACCATTATTAAAACAAAATTCATCTATCTTAAAGTTCCAATAATCACCATCACGATAATCAGGAAAATCTTGTATTTTCTTCTTCTTACTTTTAATAGCTATAAGTCTAGCTTTCTCATCTGGATGTGGTGATCTAAGTATTCTACTATAATTAAGATAATTATAATGGTCACCTGTTATATGTAAAGGATGTAATAGTTCTTGTTGACGTTTAACAGTTGTAGTTTCATGAAAGTATTCGTCAATATCTTTGTGGTATAATTTACAATTAAGAGTCATACCCTCTCTTCTACGTTTAGTCTCTCTAGTCCAGAATTCGTTATATTCAATAGTATTAGGATAGAAACTACAATAGATACCTGTAGTACGATAGTTATCTGCTACATCGCTAAATGCTTTAGTACCTATTCCAATGAAATTCCAATTCATTAGAAATCCACCTGATTCACCAATAAGAAAATCATTATCATCATCTATCTTATCAATAGTAGATGCAAAAGGATAGCTGGACTTATCCTCATGAACAAAGTCAATGAATGGATGAAGTCCAGCTACATATGGTGAATCTCCGTAATTCATAAATTATTCAGTTGATTCACTAGGAAACATCAGTGTCGCCTTACTTTGAAGTTTAGTAATAACTGGTAAATTATTACCTTCATATAAACGATCACCAAGAATCTCAATAGCAGCAAGTAATAGTTTGCCTACTTGTGTATTACTATCAATCTGATCTATTGATGTAATAGTCACTTCTTTTGCTTTAACAGGAATAGGCTCTACTTTAGGTGGAACATTTGCTGTTGGTGTTGTAATTACTTTATGTTTTTGCATAGCGTTAAGTGTTTAATTATTAATATGAGGATTCAATTCTTGTAGTTCTCTACAATCAAATGCATGATGTATTATTAGTTTACCATTATAAATTTTATTATCAAGTATAATGATATCAGGTTTACAATGACAACA